CATGTTGGCCAGGCTGAAGCTCTGCGCCATCGTCTCGGGCGTGCCCATGTCCCCCGCCGGCGCCATGTGGCCGCGGGACCAGCCGGAGCCCTTGTAGTCGGCCAGCTCGGCCCTCTCGCCGCGTGGCAGGCGCGCGTCGGCATAGAACCTGTCCGTGCGCTTCAAGCCATCGCCCGCCTGCAAGGTCTGCCGGTTCAGGCGCTCGGCCACATAGACGGGGGTGCGCGTGGCCCCGCTGTGCAGCACGGCGAACGCGTCGAAGCACAGCGCGCGCAGAGATGGGGCCGCCGGCGTCACCGGCACCAAGCCGCCGGCAAAGTGCTGCGGGCATGCGGCGAAGCTGCTTGAGGTGGAAGAGGGTGGCCGGGCCTCCGCCGTGGCCACGACGGGCGCCAGCCCGCAGCTGATGACCTGCACGCCGACGACGCCAGCTGTGAAGAGGGTAATTAGCAGCCGACGGGCGCGGCCGGTGGATCGATGGACCAGGGATGCTGCCGACGCTCGGGCCGGCTTCTTCTTGCGCTTGGTCATGCCGGGATTAGAACTCGGATGACGTTACGGGGTAGCAGGTTGCGCCACACTGAATGTCGCGCTGCAACATTCAAGGTGAATTACGGCTATTGACGCTGAGCGCTTCTAGACTCGCGATGCCAGTTGTGGTCACGCAAATGCATCCACGCCTTTTGAATATGGATGGGTCGCATCGTCTTGCTCTTGCGTAAGTTCCACGATTGGACCGCTTCCACAGCCACCTCGCTTGAGCTGTCTGCGTCTGGCACATGGCACATTACCCAATGGACCGTACTGAGCAATTCCATGCCAAAGGTATCTTCAAAGCCGTCGATCAGCTCGCTTACCCTGTTCATTCGCTCTTGGACGTCAAAGTTTCGCTCAAGGGTTCGCGCTGAAAGCTCTCGAGAGTTCTCTAGCAAAGTCAACGGCTTCGTCGGCTTGTCCTCCCCATCGCCAAAACCGACTAAGTAATGGCTTTCCATGCGATTCAGAACATGTCGCAAGTTGACGGCGTAGGGGCCAAAGTGATGTTTGGTGTAATTCAACTTAAGGTTCTCGCCGGCCTCCTGAAGAAAGTACATCAGCTTTTGGGCTTCCAGGACCGTGACAAACGGGTCCATGAGCGCCTGTCTGTACCGATCAATCATCGCAACCAGCGTCGCCATCGCCACGGTCATCTTCGGCCGCTCTGTGCGGTTGGGCATGTCTTTCGCCTGAGGAGTGGATCCTGGTGCGTAGAGAAGTACCTCGACTTCCGGTATCGCAGCAAAAGCAGATTCGATGATCGGACGGACCTCTGACCACTCCAGCCCGCCGTTGCCGCATCCTAGCGGAGGAACAGCGATGCTTTTGATTCCAAGGCGTTGAATATCCTGGACCAAGCTTTCCAGGCCCGCTTCTATGTCTTTGATGCGGCTCTTCGCCCGCCAATGACCCTTAGTCGGAAAATTGACGATCCACTGGGGCCCATCCCCGATGCTAGAAAGATGGTGGAGATCCATCTTGCCCAGCTTGACCGCGCCTACTTTGCAAGCGTCTACATATTCCTTGAACATGACTGGGAACATGTTCTTAAATTGCAAGGCGATACCTTTGCCCATCACCCCTTCAGTGTTGACGGTGTTGACAAGCGCCTCCGCAGGGGCAGCGAGCAGGTTGCCGGAGCTTAATTTGATCATTTAGTAGTACCAGGCTGGAACGGTCTTAACCTGAATGTTCAGCCCTGCTTGCGCAACAATGGCTTTGACTTGCTGTGTAACGGCATCGTTGTTGCAGCCGATTTCATAGAAAGCGTTCATTGGGAATGAGTCATGGACAAGAAATTCGGCCTGCTTCTCGAATGAGACCTCGCTCCAGTATCGAGCCCCAATTGCCGTCCAATTGAGTTGATCCAAAGCGTTGATGTCGCAGCTAAAGGCAGCAGCCCGAGCCCCAGCATTCCCGTCTGACATAGCCCATTGTCGGCCAAGATTGGATGCTGTCGCAACGGTGCTGACCAAATGCAGGATTGTCTCCTGACAACCTGCTGGTCTACCAGTATTGCCCCTGTTGACCGTGTACAACATGATCGATCTTGGACAGTAGTAGAAGGGCACGAATTCCCCAACAAACGAATTGTTGCAGCAGTCAACTCGTAGCTCAGTCAGCCGGCGACTCTTGATGTGGTCATAGCCAATTTGCGTAAGAGGCCCACCAGCTTGGGCGATTCGGGCATCAGAGATGAGCCCGCCCCGCGCAATGATGCTGGGCAGATTGGCAATGTCGGTGATGTGATAAATATTTGTGGAGGCTGGATCGCGCGGCATTCGATCTTCTTTCCGAGGCTATGTGGCGTTAAGTGTGTTGCTGCCGTCGAGCTTATTGGCAAGTCAGCGCAGTCCAGGTTTGGTTCGCGCTTGTGGATGTGGAGGGCAAGGATCATCAGGAGGCCTCAGAACTGCTCGCTGCGCCAGACCGTCAGCACCTTGGCCAACACCTGGAAGTCCATGCTCGGTTTGATGGTCCAGTCCCTGTACTTCGTGTTCTCGCTGATCACCAGAATTCCTTCCCCAGGGATCCGCTGCAGCCGCTTGATGAAGCCCTCGCCGTCGACACGGAAAAAGTAAACCCCGTCCACGTCGCATTTCGTGATGCCCCGATCGACCAGGATCGGATCTCCCGGATTGAACATGCCCAGCATGCTGTCACCAAACCCAGTGACGATGCCAAGGTTCTCGACCGTCGTGTAGTAAGGCAGATTCTTGTGAGCCCACTCTTGGCTCACCACCCAGCTATGTATGACCCCTGGCTGCTCTTTCAGCACAAATCCTCCTCCCATGGCCCCACCGGTGTCGAACTGACGGATCGTCACCGTGTCCGGCTTGTTTTTCTGCTGCGCATGGTGCTGCTCGGCACCTTCTGGGACGACTACTACTTGGCCAAGCGAGAGGTCTGCCAGTTCGCGGGCGACGCGTGGACTGAAGTCCGCGACATCTACCCCGAGCTCCCTCGCGAAGGCAGCCGCAGCCTTCGGGTTCAAGGCGATCCGCCCACTCAGGTAGTGGCCGACATTAGATTGATTCCCCAAGGAGTAGGCCTCCCCAAAAACTGCTTGTGTCCGATGGGGGTGGCTGTCCCACAACATCTTCAATGCCGCGGCCTCGCGCAAATGTTCTTCGGTGATCTTGGATCGCTTGTTTTCGGCCATAGCGAATTATTAGTGGCGCTGTTGCTTACGCAAACTAGCGGCAGTATTGACGCGCTAGGCTAGCGCCGCTACTATTCATGGATGAACCATCTAAAGTCCATTCGTGAGCGACTCGGCATAACGCAGCAGGTGATGGCTGACGGGCTTGGCTGTACCCAGGGCAACGTTGGTCACTACGAGCGGGGGCAGACACTGCCGCCCGCCATGGCTCGGCGGCTCATCGACTTCTGCAGCTCACGCGGGATGTCCATCAGCTTCGACCACGTCTACGGCAACGCCCCGCTGCCAGCCGGACTTGATGGCGGCCACAGGACGCCAGCACCTGATCTGGAGGTGCGCAGTGGCTGACCACTCCCCAGCCTTTGCACGCGGGATCGCAGGCCCCCTCGGCAAGCTCGATCACGACCTGAAAACGAAGGTCGATGAGCACACCCACGAACTGTTTCTCCAGCACTGCGCGATGCGCGGCTCGGACACGGCCAACGTGCTGCGCGACTGCGTGTACGCCCTGGTCCACGGGAAGACCTATCAGCAAATGGTGGTGGAAAAGATCAATCACGACGCCAAGCGTACCGAGGCGCTCGTGAAGCTCATAGGCCCGTATGGGGCCCCCGAATTTTTCTCGCAGGAGGCCCCGCGTGGCTGAACCGATTCAAGTCCTCACTCCATCGCTTCTGCGCGCTCAGGCGGCTGAAGCCGCTGGCGCAGGTATTCCTTTGGCCGAGGCCAATCACCACGAACCCGGCACGCCGCTGTGGCACCAGTTCAACGCGGCCTATGCGGCTGCGCAGATTCACGAAAGCGAGGCGGCCTGATGGCTGACCCTAACCGCATCCTCAACGCCTTCGAGCAGGCCGCGGCCCAACCGCGCGGCGTGCCAGACAGCCACCATCCGCCTGGCAAGCGAGGGCCGAGAGCCACCCGTGGCACGGGCCTCGTGCTCAACTCGCGCGGGCAGTGGCAGGCACCTCTACGCCCTCGCGCGGAAGGGGCTGCCAACCTGGCGACGCGAGATGAGTGGATCAGGGCTGGCGACAAGCGCCGCGCCATGTCGAAGGCGGTGTTCTGATGGCCGCCCCGTTCATCACCCGCACGCGCATGGCGCGAAAGCTCGGAACCGAGGCCGGCGCCCGGGCAGAGCAGCGCGCCAACGACGACGCCCCCGGCTTCAGCGAACTGGCGCTGAAGCACATCCGCACGACGATGCTGGCCGCCCCTTCCGGTGCCACGCTGCGCGGCGAGGACATCACCAATTCCGCGAAGCTGGCCGGCCTGCGGCCGCCGGACGACCGTGCGTTTGGGCCCGTGTTCGCGAAAGCGATCAAGCAGGGGCTGTTGGAGCCCGTGGGCTATGCGCCCCGGGTGAAGGGTCACGGCACGGCCGGTGGGCGTGTGTACGCCCGCGGGAGGTCGTTGGCGTGAGCATTGCACTTATGACACTGGCGTGGCAGACGGCTCTGCCCTTGAATCAGAAGGCTGCGCTGCTGGCCATGGCGGATTGGGCCAACGACGAGGGCAGCAGTCTGCATCCGTCGATCTACGCCGTGGCCGAGCGCCTGACCTGCAGCGAGCGGACGGCACAGCGCCTGCTCAAGGATCTTGTGGAAGACCGCTGGCTGGCTGTGGTGGGCAATGCCTTCGGCGGCAAACCCGGGGCGACGCGCCATTACCGCATCAACGTGCGCAAGGTGCGAGAGGAGGCGGCGATAGAGGAAGCACGCCGCGCCGCTGAGCGATCAGAGCGTGCGAAGTCCTCGCCACAAGACGAAGCTCCTGACCCATTCGAGACGGGTGACAAATTGACGGGGGTGGGTACGGGTGTCAATTTGACACGGGTGACAAATCAGGTAGAGACGGGTGACAAACCGGGTAGGGGAGGGGTGACAAATCAGGTAGAGACGGGTGACGCCGGTGTCACCCAACCCACCAAGGAACCACCAAAGGAACCACCAAAGAACCATTCGCTGCCGGCTGCGCCGACCGCGCCGAAGGTCAAGGCCGAGCCGCTGGACGAAAAGGAAACCGCCCTGCAGGCCGCCTGCAAGCACACCTGGTCCGCGTACAGCGCTGCCTACGAGGCTCGCTACGGCGCCAAGCCCGTGCGCAACCAGTCGGTGAACAGCAAGGTCAAGCAATTCGTGCAGCGCATCGGCTTCGAGGAATCGCCGTTGGTGGCGGCGTTCTACGTGGACCGCGTGAGCGATTCGTTCGTGGTGCGCAAGGTCCACGACGTGGGGCTGCTGCTGTCGGGCGCCGAGGGCTACCGCACGCAGTGGGCTGCGGGCGCCGCCATGACCGGCACCCGTGCCAAGCAGATCGACCAGTCGCAGTCCAATCACGACGCGGCAGACGAGGCCATGGCCATCCTGCGGCAGCGCCGGGCGGAGGCATCGAGATGCTGAGCGACCACGATTTGGACTGGCTCATCAAGCAGCTGATCGGCACGTCCGAGCTGCTGGGACAGCAGGTATCGCCCGCGGCAGCCGCGATGCTGGCCGACGACCTGTGCTGCTACCCCCGCGAGGTGCTGGCCCGGGCGCTGTCCCGAGTGCGTACGGAGCACACAGGCCGCCTGACGCCGAAGGCGATCATCGATCGCATCGACGAGGCCATGGGCCGGCCTGGCGCGAACGAAGCCTGGGCCATGGCGCTCAACGCGCTGGACGAGCGCAAGACGGTCGTCTGGACCGCGGAGATGTCCGAGGCCTGGGGCGTGGCGCGCGACGTGGCCGCCGAGGGCGACCTAGTGGGCGCGCGCATGGCGTTCATCGGCGCCTACGAGCGCCTGGTGCGCACCGCCCGCGAAGAGCGCCGCCTCCCCGAGGTGATGGTGTCGATCGGCTGGGACGGCGAGCAGCGCACGGCCGCCATCGAGAAGGCCGTGCAGCTGGGCTACCTGTCGAAGGAAAAGGCGGCCGAGCACTTGCCGGCCCTGGGCTTCGCGCCCGGCTTCGAGCCGGTGGCGCTGCTGACCGGCGACGTGCGGCCCGCCGTCGATGCGCCTTCGGACGTGCGCGCGCGTCTGGCCAAACTTCGCGCCGAGCTGGCCGCCGCGCCAGAGCGCCGCCGCGTGAGCCGCGAGCAGGAGCAGCGCGCAGCAGAGGAAGACCTGCAGCGGCGGAAGACCGAAACACAGCGGCGGGTCGATGCAGCGACCTCCAGCGGAGAACCAGCATGACGCAAGAGAACGAGATCCCGGCACTGGCTACCCCGCTGGCTCGCGGGCCCAGCGCCCGCGCGCTGCAGGTGCTGACGTACATGCGCGAGTTCTTCGCCGAAAACGACCAGCTTCCGCCCGCTGCGATCATCAGCGGCCACTTCGGCTGGGCGTCGGCCAGTGCAGCAGATTGCCATATCGCAGCGTTGCTCCGCCACCAGCTGGTCGAACGCAATGCAGTCGGGAAGCTGCGGTTTGCCCGCTTGGCGCCGCGGTCGCCACGGGAGGGCAGCGCTCGATGAGAACACTGGAAGAGATCCGCGGCCGGTGCGTCATCACCGAGGACGGACACTGGCTGTGGAGAGGGGCGATGCGCCGCGATGGCCGGCCCAGCATCTACGCGCCCGACTACACCCATGGCGGCGAGATGCGCACGCAATGCGGCACGCGGGCGGTCTGGCACTGCAAGACCGGCCAGCCGGTGCCTGCCGGCTGGCGATGCTATGGGGTGTGCGAGGACATGGCCTGCTGCAACCCCGCGTGCATCCGCTGCACCAGCGAAGAGGACTTCGGGGCATGGCTGCGAAAGACCCGCCGCTATCAAGGCAAGACCCAGCGCATTCTGGCCAACCGAGCCATCGGGCGGGCGCGGGCGGCGGTCACGCCTGAGCAGATCCTGTACATCCAGACCAGCGAGAAAACCGGCGTGGCGCTCGCCCGTGAATTGGGCGTGACCGACAGCACGATCAGCAAGTATCGCCGGGCCGAATCGCTGGCGGCGCCCGCGGGCGTGTTCGCCGGATTGCTGGGACGGGGAGCGACATGACACTGATCCTGGGCATCGATCCTGGCGCGAACACCGGGGTCGCGACGTACATCGACGGGGTGCTCACCGAGCTGGAGACGGTGCCGCCCCATCACATCGAGCGGCTGATCCGCGGCCGCCAGCCGGCGCGCGTGGCGTTCGAAGACTCCAGGCTGCAGAGCCACACCTGGACCCGGGCCAAGAGTGGCGCAGCCAGCGCGAAAATGGCGCGCAATGTCGGCCAGGTCGATGCGTGGTGCAGCCTCATCACCGCGGTGTGCGGCGAGCTGGGCGTGCCGGCTCACGGCATCAGCCCGGCACGCAAGGGCGCGAAGCTGGACGCGAAGCGGTTCGCGGCTGTCACCGGCTGGGTTGGCTCAAGCAACGAGCACGCGCGCGACGCGGCGATGGTGGCCTGGCCGTATCGGAGGGCCGTGCTGTGATGCGCTGCTGCCTGTGCGGCCGACCCGTCTTCGCGCCGACGCTGTTCATCGGGAGTCTCCCGGTGGGCAGCACCTGCGCCCGCCGTGCTGGGCTGGTCGAGTTGGGACGCAAGAAGGCTGGCGCGGTGCGGATTCTTTCTGGCTGGTGGCCCAAGCGGGGCAGCCGGGACTTGCAGACGCGAGACCTCTTCGAGGAGCCGGCCCATGGCTGACGTCCTGTTCCGCGCGACGTGGCACAACCCCCAGCAGGGTGCTGCCAACTGCAAAGCCGCATTCCTGCCTTGGGCCGGCGAGCAACTGAAGGCGGGGCGGCGCCTGGTGGTGGAGGCCCGGCTGTACGAGGACGACAAGACGGACAAGCAGCGCAAGTACCTGCACGGGGTGGTGCTCAGGTCGATCGCTGCGCAGGCCCGGCCGAACGGGCAGGCGTTCCCTCTCGCGGTCTGGAAAGAGCACTGCCGACGCGAATTCCTGGGTCACAAGACCGTCACCACCGTCAACCCGCTGACAGGGCGCAAGTCGCGTCGCCGGCAGCGGATCAGCACGGAAGACCTGGGAGTGCGCCGCTACAGCGACTACATCGACAGGGTGTGCGCCTGGGCGGCGGCCGAGTTGGGCGTCACCTTCCCGATGACGTTTGACCAGTGGGCGGCGCTGCCCATCGATCCCGAAACGGGTGAAGTGCTTGGTGCGCTGGGCTGATTCGCCAGGCCCGCAAGGGATGCGCCACCAAACAACCTTCACGCGCCTCGCCAAAGGGTAGGAAAAAGCTCACACAAGCCTGCGAAAAGAAATTATGTTGCCCGCGCAACATTTCCTTTCGGGAGCGTAGATGAACGAGCAGATTGACCGGTACAAGGGCTGGCGCCACGAGCTGCTGGCAGTCGAGGCGCAGCTGGCCGAGCACAAGCGGGCCTATCTGGTGGACCGCGTGCATTGCCCGGCTGGCCTTCGGGCGTCACTGGAAGCTCGCCGCGCGGGCCTGCGTCTCCAGATCCATGAACTGCGGCCGGAGATCGTTCGCCTGCACGAAGAGGCCAAGAAAGAGCAGCGTCAGCACATGCTGCATCGCTTGATCGATCTGTGCACCGCTGCAGGTCAGGGCGCGCTGGTCGCTCGAGCGCGTGACGAGTCGCGCAAGGCGGTGGCAGCGATGGGCATGGGTGACGCGTTCCGCACCGAGGTCTGATCCAGCTGTGAGCACCATGAATGAGCCGATGGCATGGGTGGCTGACCACCTGGGCGCGCGCCAGGAGCCCGAGAAGACGCGCCACGCCAACCCGCGACCGGCGGGCGTGATCCGGCCGGGGAGCGGGACAGACGTGCTCTTGCGTTTCCTGCGGCGGAGCCCGGGACGCTGGTTCTTCCATGCGGAGCTGGTGCTGGCGCTGGGGCGAAGCAAGGGGGAGGTGGACTGGGCCCTGCAGTATCTAAGGACACACAACAAAATATATTGCGAGGATGTGGAAATCCCCGGCCGCAAGCAAGTGCTTCGCTACACACTTGATGTTTCCGATTGAATTCCGGCGGTAGTACACTTGCTTGAACAAGAAGGGGCTATCTCATGGAAATTCCTTATAACGCCGCACCTGTTGATCCGAATCTGCTCCACGAAAAGGTTACGGCGGTCCGTGAGAGTTATCTGGCGCTTCTACAGTCCATTTCTGTTGCTCCTCCGAAGGCGGTCAAAGATCCGATCAATGAGATTAATGAGCGCTTAAGACAGTACTACGATTATGTCGAGAAAAATTTGCTTGATCGAGCCGTCGATTCGGCAGATGCAATTGGAATATTCGGTATATCGATCGCAAACGCTTGGCTGACATCACCCACATTGAAGACCGAGAGCACTGACATTGCGGAGAGTCTTAAAAATATCAGTGAGGATCTACGTCGCTATGCCGCTTCGCATGTGGGGGCTATGCCGAATATTCCCCCTGATCACCTTCCAATGGCTTTGAGGTCAGCTAATGAATATCAGAAGAAAGAATTGGCGGATTTCCAAGACAAAGTACAAAAAAATGCCCAGTTGCTAGCTACCATTTCTGGCGTTGCCGAAAGGGCTGAGCGCCAGCTGGCCGTGATTGAGGCTAGGCTTAATGCACTAGGTGAGATTGCTGATAAATCGTCAAAAAGGGTAGAGCAGGTTACAGCCGCACAAGCGGATGATTTCAGGAGGGAGTTGAATAAGCAGGCAGGAGATATAAGAGAGAGTTTCGGTGCAGTCTCCTCTAAAATATCTGAGCAATTGAATGATTTCGATGGATACAGGAATCAGGCACTGCAAATGTTGGATCAAATGGCGGCAACGACCCTTTCCGGGGGGTACATAGGGAGTTCTGCCAAGGAGGCAAGTGAGGCGGATCTATTCCGATGGGTATCTTTGGGAGTTATGTCGCTCACTCTTGTATTCCTGGGATGGACGTTGTACCAGCTTTCCTTTGTCGATATGGACTGGGCAAAAGCCGGAATGCGTGTAGCGATCTCTCTGCTCATGGCTGTTCCAACGGCATACTTGGCTCGAGAATCTGCGAAACATCGGGCGCAAGCCATCGAACTTCGTCGAACCTCTCTCGACTTCGCCGTCCTCGAACCATTTCTTAAATCCTTGGAAGGTGAGACGGCGGCGAAACTTCGTGCCGAATTAGCATTGCGCGTATTCTTTGTGGCGGGCAAATCAGAAGACGCGCCGTCTTATGGACTCGATCCTCAAGCGATCATTGTCAAAGGCATGGACACAATTGCAGAGTTGTCGAAGCAGAAGAGGTCTTAGCGAATGGAAATTTTCAGCAAAACATCTCCGGGTTCGACCGGAAGAGTGGTGTAGGCCTGAATAGTTTGACTGCTAATTTTGTCCTCTTGGTGTCTAGCTTCGTTCCAAGCATGTCAGCGTCGGCAGGATGAAAGAAGCAAGCACACCGGCAAAGCCCGTAGCCGACTGGGGACGGATTGCGCTGGACTACCGGGCCGGCATCAAGACCCTGCGCCAGATTGCCGAAGAGCACGGCATCACCCACGGCGCCATCAACAAGCGGGCGAAGCGCGACGGCTGGGAGCGCGACCTGTCCGAGAAGATCCACGCCAAGGCGGACGCTCTGGTATCCAAGGCGGCGGTATCCAGCGAGGTATCCACGGATACCAGAATCCGGGAACAGGCCGTGGTGGATGCCAACGCGCAGGCTGTGGCCGACGTGCGGCTGGCGCACCGCCGCGACATCCATCGCGCACGGCGACTGACCAATGCGCTGCTGGATGAGCTGGAGAAGCAGACCGACCCCGACACGCTGGTACTGCTGAGCCAACTGGGCGAACTGCTGGAGAACCCGGACGAGAGAACCGGACGCGACCGTCTGAACGAGCTGTACCACGCGGTCATCAGCCTTCCCGAGCGGTCGAAGACCATGAAGGTGCTGGCCGAGAGCCTGCAGAAGCTGGTAGACATGGAGCGGCTGGCGTTCGGGATGGACGACAAGAGCGCAGCACCTGCTGATGCGTTTTCCAAGATGCTGCAGGCGATCACCGGCGGCGGGTCGTCCGCATTCCAGCCTGTTGCGCGCGACCCTGAGCACGGCGAGGACTGACAGTGGCGCAGCGCAAGAGCATCCCGCACGACTTCGTGCCGGCGACCGATGCAGACCTGGCCGCGTGCCTGGCCGACCCGCAGTGGCGCCTCTTCAGCGGGGCCCTCTACAAGATCATGGTGAAGGGCGACGGCGATGAGGATGCGGCGGTGCTGCCGTTCAAGCCCAATCGGGCCCAGCGGCGGTTCATCCTGCGCCTCTGGCACCGCAACCTGATCCTGAAGGCCCGCCAGCTGGGGTTTACCACGCTGATCGCCATCATGTGGCTCGACCATGCGTTGTTCAATGCCGACCAGCGCTGTGGCATCGTGGCGCAGGACAGGGAGGCGGCGGAGGCGATCTTCCGCGACAAGGTGAAGTTCGCGTATCAGAACCTGCCCGAGGTGCTGCGCGAGCGCTTCCCTCTGGCGCGCGACAGTGCGAGCGAACTGCTCTTCGGCCACAACAACAGCAGCGTGCGCGTGGCCACGTCGCTCCGCGGCGGCACCATCCACCGGCTGCACGTCTCCGAGTTCGGGAAGATTTGCGCGAAGTTCCCAGACAAGGCGCAGGAAGTGGTCACCGGCTCCATCCCGGCCGTGCCTACGACCGGCATCCTGGTGATCGAGTCCACTGCAGAGGGGCGCGACGGCGCGTTCTTCGCGATGACCCAGCGCAGCCAGGCGCAGCACCAGTTGAAGGCCGAGCTGACGCCCAAGGACTATCGGTTCCACTTCTACGCCTGGTGGCAAGAGCCGAAGTATCGGCTGCCCGTGGGGGCGGTGGAGCTGCTGGACAGGGACCACGACTACTTTGATGAGATCGAGGGTGCCATGTCCTGCGTGATCGATGACGAGCAGCGCACCTGGTACGTGGCGACGCGCGAGGCGGATTTCAGCGGCGCCGAAGAGAAGATGTGGCAGGAATACCCCTCCACGCCGGCCGAGGCCTTCCAGATCAGCACCGAAGGGCACTACTACTCGCAGAACATGGCGGAGGTGCGCAAGCGGGGCGGCATCCGCACCGTTCCCGTGTCGGACGAGCCGGTGCACACCTTCTGGGACATCGGCAACAGCGACGGCACGGCTATCTGGTTCATGCAGACCATCGCGGGCGAGGACCGCTTCATCGACTACTTCGAGGCGCACGGGGAGGACTTGCGCGAGTACGCCCGCCAGCTGCGCGCCAAGGGCTATCTCTACGGCACTCACTTCCTTCCACACGATGCTGACCACCAGAGGCTGAACGACCGCGGCAACCGGTCCACCAAGGAGATGTTGGAGGATCTGCTGCCCAATGACGACTTCGAGGTGCTGCCCCGCATCGAGGATCTGATGACCGGCATCCACATGACGCGCAAGTGGCTCAAGTCCGTGTTCATCGACAAGGATCGGTGCAAGCTGGGGATCGCGCGGCTGGAGGGGTACAAGAAGCGGTTCAACCGGGCGGACGGGCGCTACACCAACCAGCCCGACAAGGCGAACGGCTGCAGTGAGGGGGCCGACGCATTCAGGCAGTACGCGCAGGCCAAGGACGCCGGCCTGGTGGGTGGACGCACACAGGTCAGCAAGCTGCGACGACGGGGCTCGCCCATGGCTCGCTGATCCGTGCCAAGCCTGCCACGCTGGCCGGCATGCCTGCATGTATCGACCTGCGCAAAGCGCACCGCACCCGCCAGCACGGTGACCTGCTGGCGATCTACACCTGGATCGACGGCGAGCGCTCGCTGGTGCTGATCCCGCACCTGCGCAAGGGCGCGCCTTGGTACGTCATCAAGGAAAGCGCGGCCTTCAAGTACGACGACCCAGCCTATGCGGCGCGCCAATGCCGCGTCGCCTGCGACGTGCTGGGCATTGAGCCCACGCGTGCCAACTGGGTGCGCATCGGCACCATCATCAACGAGGGCTATCCAGATCTGTACCGGATGCCGTCCGAGCCTGACTGGCAGGACCGGGGCGCGAGTTACGGGGAGCTGGTGGTGAAGGCGGACGGCCGGGAGATCGCTCGCGAAGCGCTGGCCGTCGAGAACAAGGGGGCGGAGTATGTCCCTGCTTGAGCCTCGCATCAACCGCAAGGTGGCGCCGGGCGACAACGTGATCGGGGAGGGCGGCGCGGACAGCGATCTGACGGAGCAGGCCCGACCGACCCACCCACTCGACGGACCTGAAGCCCGGGCGGCATTGCGCAAGTGCCTAGGCTGGTACTACCGCGAGCGAGAGATTCAGGCCGAGAACCGCATGCAGATGGCCATCGATGCGGACTTCTACGACGGCGATCAGTGGGATTTCGCGGACGCGGCCGAGCTGGAGGGGCGCGGCCAGTCACCGCTCGTGTTCAATGAGGTCGCTCCCATGGTGGACTGGTTGATCGGGACTGAGCGGCGCGCCCGCGTGGACTGGAAGGTGCTGCCTCGCACCGAAGACGATGTGCAGCTGGCCGACGTGAAGACGAAGGTGCTGAAGTACGTCACGGACGTGAACCGCTCGACCTTCAACCGGTCGCGCGCCTTCGAGGACGCGGTGAAAGTGGGCGTGGGCTGGGTGGACTCGGGCGTGCGCGCCGACCCCACCAAGGACATCATCTACGACAAGTACGAGGACTGGCGCAACGTGCTGCACGACAGCATGGCGATCGAGCACGACCTGAGCGATGCGCGCTATCTCTTCCGCTCGCGCTGGGTGGACGACGACATCGCCCTGGCGATGTACCCCGACCGGGCCGATGTGCTGAGACGGGCGGTGGTCAAAGACGACCAGTACAGCGCCCAGCAGTGGGCCGAGGACGAATTCAATCATCAGGGCTTCACCAGCGCCTCGCACCTGAGCGACCACAGCGGCGGATACCTGGCCGGCGGCCGCGGCACCGTGGACTCGGAGCCTCGCAGTCGCATCCGGCTGATCGAATGCCAGTTCCGCATGCCGGTGCGGGTGAAGGTGGTCACCGAAGGGGCGTTCAAGGGCGCGTTCGTGGAGCCGCACGACCGGGTGCTGATGGACGCCATCGCTCAGTCTGGTGGTTCCATCGTGGACCGCGTGGTCATGCGCATGCACGTCGCGGTGTTCACCGAGGGCTACATGCTGGCGCTGGGCCCGATGCCGATGCGGCACAACAGCTTCAGCCTGACGCCGATCTGGTGCTACCGCCGCGGGCGCGACCGGATGCCCTACGGGGTGATCCGCCGCATCCGCGACCTGCAGATGGATCTGAACAAGCGAGCTTCCAAGGCGCTGTTCCTGCTGTCCACTAACCAGCTGATCGTGGAGAAGGGCGCCGTCGATGACGTGAACGAGCTGCGCGACGAGGCAGACCGCCCGGACGGTGTGCTGGTGGTGAAGGGGGGCAAAAAGGTGGAGATCCACCGCGACAGCGAAATGGCGGCCGGCCAGGTGCAGCTCATGACGCTGAACGCGCAGGCCATCCAGAAGTCGGCCGGCATCAGCAACGAGAACCTGGGCCGGCAGACCAACGCCAGCAGCGGCGAGGCCATCAAGGCCCGGCAGATGCAGGGCTCGGTGGTGACGACGCAGCCATTCGACAACCTGCGGTTCGCCGTCCAGAGCCAAGGGGAGAAGCTGCTGTCGCTGGTGGAGCAGTGGTACACGGAGGAGAAGGTGGTGCGACTTTCCGGCCACAAGGGCCAGCTGGACTGGGTGAAGATCAACCAGCCCGAGCTGCAGCCCGATGGGACGGTGCGCTACCTGAACGACATCACGGCCAGCCTGGCCGACTTTGTGGTGTCCGAGCAGGACTATGCGGGCACGCTGCGCCAGGTGATGTTCGATGCGATGACGCAGTTGGCCGGGCGGATGGAGCCGGCGACGGCCATGCGCCTGATGACGCTGGCGATGGACTATTCGGACCTGCCCAACCACGACGCCATGGCGGACGAGATGCGCAAGCTGACTGGCGAGCGCGACCCGAACAAGCCCATCACGCCGGAGGAGCAGCAGCAGATGCAGGCCCAGGCGGAGGCCCTGCAGCTGCAGCAGGAGACGGCCCGAACGGCGCTGGATGAAGCCAAGGCGAAGGTGCGGGAAGTCAACGCCCGCGCCGAGAAGCTGGAGGCCGAGGCGGCGCAGGCACGGGACGGCGGCGAGCAGGCGCGCGCAGCCCAGATGGAGGGTGTGGCCGCCACGGCGCGCCGCGACGCCGACACCGAACTGAGCCGCGTGACTCAGCTGCTCGCGAAAGCCCAGTCCGACCTGGCCAACAAGACGCTCCAGATCAAGGCGGACGGCGACGTGCGCCTGCAGGTCGCGCGCATCGATGCCGACTCCCGGGAGCGCGTGGCAGAGATCCAGGCCGCCAGCCGCGAGCGCATGGGCCTGATGGATCAGCGCCTGTCCCAGTTTGAAACCCCGCCCACCGAGGGAACAACCCCATGATCGATCTGAACAAGGCGCTGGCTGTGGCCGGCGTGCCTGAGCACCTGCATGCCGAGGCCATCGCGTGCCTGCAAGAGGCGGAAGTGCGCGCGCGCGGCTTGCTGCGCCACAAGCTGAAGGTGCGCCTGCTGTGTGCTGGAAAAATCGCCAAGCTGCTTCCTTGGGCGGCTGAGCGGCTGGTGGATGTCCGCCCGGATCTGGCGGACTGGGATATCGCGCCCATGGTCAACATCACCGCCCACGGCGACAACGGCCCATGGGACGACACCCCTGGCGGTGGCCGGCCGATCGCTGGGTATTGGCTGAATCGTGATCCTGCATCCGCCGAGTACCAGCATGCGGTGGCGGGGAACTACTGGTGCAAGGGGGAGCACCCCCGCAGTGCCAAGTCACGCAAGGCCTGGTATCGCCGAAACGGTGGCGAGCTTCGGGCGTGGCGCCTCGGCATGCCGGTTACTCCCGCCGACGTGCCAACCGTGTGGCAGGGCCAGGCCGGCAAGCTATGGGCGAAAGCCTGCCGCACGCCGGGCGGTGTCTGGATCCTCATCACCCAGCGTCGGGTGGTGGGCGCCTGTGGATTCAAGTCCCGACTTGGCTTCGAGATCGACAACGTGTTCGGCGGCCGGTACGCCCCACAGCTATGGTATCCCGCGCCCGGCTTTGAACTGCGCGCGCCTGTGGCGTGGTCCACCGTGCCCGGGAAGCTGGAGCGCGAGGCATGAACATGAAAACAGAAACGGTGGAAGCAGTGGGCAATGCCAGCTATCGCGTCACGCAGGGGGCGGCGGCTGTCACTGGTCTGTCCTGGCTGACATCGAACGAGTTCTATGGATTTGTCGGGGCGCTGGTGGCGCTGGGTGGCCTCTGGGTCACCTGGTACTACAAGCGCAAGGCGGACCGGCGCATGGAAGAAGAGCACGCTGCCCGCATGCGCCGGGAGGAGCTGCGCCTGACGTTGATGCGCGCGACAGGCGATCCGTTCGCTGGCGCGCGCCGTGACCCGGTGGACACGGACCACGGGAAGCTGGAGGACGCCAATGCCTGATCGTCGCTCGAGAGTGCCTGATGCGTGCCAGGTGTGCACGCTCATCGCGCCCATCATGATTGGCGGGCTGCCCGGCTTCCTGGCGGGCGTCGCGGCCCTGGTCGGCTTGGCGGTGTCGCTCGGCCGGCACGACCGCGCGCAGGAGGCCCAGATGCGCAAGCGGATGGAGAGCTGCGATGAATGACCGTCCGAATCTCCCGCGGCTGCCTGCCGCGCTTGTGCGCAAGGGCGCCATCCCGGCTGCGCTGCTGGCGGCGCTGACCAGCCCGCTGGCCTACACCACGCTCGAGCGGTGGGAAGGCAACGTGTTGCGTGTCTATCGGGACAACCTGGCTGGCGGTCTGCCCACCTGGTGCGCCGGCCAGACGCAGGGACCGCAGCCGGGGCCGGTGGGCGCCCGGCTCACCAGCGACTACTGCGCCGAGGTCAACAAGGCCACTCTGCTGGAGTACGGCTACGCGATCCTCGGATGCGTGAACTGGGACTACCTGAGCGCGCAGCGGCTGGTGGCGCTCACGATCTTCGCCATCAACGTGGGCAAGGACGGCGCCTGTGGTTCTCAGGCTGTGCGCCAGATCAATGCCGGCGACGTGGTGAAGGGCTGCGACCTGATCGCTCGCACGCCCGCCGGTGGGCCCAACTGGAGCAGCGCAGGGGGTGTGTACGTCCAGGGTCTGCAGAACCGCAGGCAGGCGGAACGCGCGCTCTGCCGGCAGGACGGTCAGCCATGACCCCCGGCCAAATCCTGCTAGCCGCCAGCCTGGCGGCCAATATGCTTGTGGGCTGGGCCTATCTGGGCCAGCGCGATGCCACCGCCGTGGCCGAGACGACTCTGCACGACATGCGCGGCCAACGCGACGGCGCGCGTGAGGCGGCCAGCACCTGCAGCGACGCGGTGGATGATCTGCGCACGCTGGCCGACAGCCGGAAGAAGGAAGCCGACGGGGCGCGGCGCGCGGCGGCAAAGCGGGTGGAGAACCACAACCAGCGGGCTGACGCGATCCTGGCGGCGCCGCCGGCTGTGCCGGGGGATGTATGCGCCAGCGCGCAGGTGCGAGTCGATGAGTGGCTCATGGGGAGGGCAGAGCCATGAAATTTCGAAATTTCGAAACATCGAAAGTTCTTGCGGTGAGTGGGGCGCTGCTGCTGGCCGGCTGCGCTACTGCCCCTCGCGTTGAGATGCAACGTATCAGCGTGCCGGTGCCCGTGGAATGCCGCGAGCCGGTGCCGGCGCGGCCGGTCATGCCGACTGAGGCGCTGCGCCCGGGCGCGTCGCTGGATGATTTTGCTCGCGCGGCCATTGCCGAAATCGAACGTCGGGAGGGCTTTGAAGTAGCCCTCTTGACTGCCCTGCTTGCCTGCACTGACACGTCTGGATTTGGTGGGTCCAAGTGAATTGGCACTACGGGGCCCCCAAGTGAGGTCGCGCTGAGGACCGAAGGTCAGACGCGATTGCGCGGGCTCTCGCGGAAAGTACCAGGCGTTAGGGATTGCGGGTGAGTGCTCGGCGTAGGGGTCTCGGTGGCTCAGCCGAGTTCACGGGCGCTCACCTAAGGTGCGGACTCACACAGTCTGGGCTGACGTTTGTCAAACAAGCACTCCCCTAACTTCTCTTCCCGGTAAACCAGAACATCCTGAAGGAAAGTAATCAGCAGAGCGATTTGCTCAGAGCTTGTCGCCACAGGATAGTCACCGTGAACAACCCGAAGCACGCCACGATGATCTACAAGAAACAGCCCTTCTTTTAAGTAGGCGGCATAGCTTTCCGTGGTCATGTCGCGCATGGTGTATGCGTCAGCAGCTTGGCTGCCAGGTAGTACCTCTACCTGCAAAAATCCGTTGTAACCCATAAATTTCGCTATGTTTCTATCGTGAGCTGCCCGTTCAACCTTTACCCGAGGCCACGGTGGCATACCTTATCCAAAGACGGTTGCTGACCTGAATGTCTCAGAGTACTAAGGCGTACTCAGCGGTGCGCCAGAGCGGCGCAACAGGTGACCCTCGCGGATCTCACGCCTCCGGCGTCAAGGTATCGTGCGACCTACCCTGTCGTCCAATGCTGTCAGCCTGGCGAGATCGTTTGCCAAAGCATTCCACTTTCCGTCCCCACCAATCTGAAAGTGGGCCCCGCGTGCACTTGCGAGTTGTAGGAACGCTGGGAAACAGTCAGAGCTCAGCGTCATAGTGCCGACCGCAGCGTCCTCAGTGAGAAAGAATGAGGGTGGAGGAAGATCCGTGGCACAAGTGAAGCCGATGTAGAGCGTGGTCCAGCGGAGCCCTTCGCGATGGCCGGACAGTTCTATCAAGCCGGTTGCCTTGGGCAGTACGTAATCGTCAACCGTGTAAGGGTCAACGCCGCCTAAGGCCAAACATCGAATCACCTTGACAGGGCACCGCACATACTGGTCCCACTTCGCCGAGAGGTCGATGGGTATACGTCCGATGTTGCCGGCTGCAAACGTCTTGCGATCGAAATGGGAAAACGAGGGCATTAGAAGAGTATGCCGCAGGAGCGCAACGGCCTGACGTTAGTCGAGGGCGGCTGTCAGCTATTGCTTGCGTACGCGTCTCCTAAGGCTCACAAGCCTGCGCGCCCAACTGCTGACCTACAGCCAACCCGGGGCCGTCGCACATGCACGTCTGTCCACTGTCTGCTACAAAGGGCACTCTGTTACGTGTATGCTCGGCGTTATGGACTACACAATCTTGCGGAAAGCTGCAGGGTCCGACGCTGCCCTTTTCCTGTACGACCCAAGCGAGATCGCGGCGTGCACGGATCTGCTAAATAAAGAACTTGTTTCCGGGGCCGTGCACCGGCCCCTGGATGGTGTGGAGTACGCAGTAATTTACTGCGCCACCCCCGATGGAAGAGCCCTTTTGGCGCTTTCGGAGGCTACCGCTCGTATTCTGCTCAAAAGGCGAGAGGCACGCGTCATCAAAGCCGAAATTAAAGTGGCTCAAGCGGTCGGCGAATAAGCCGCGTGTCCTGCTGAGTAGCGCTCCGCATTCGATCGAACGGCTCATCACCGTCTCTGATTGATCGATTCAGCTTTTAAGTTAATCTACTAGGGGTAAAGCGACAGGTTGGTCGGCTCGCACGACGCGGTTTCGTCCGGCCTTCTTCGCTTGGTAGAGCGCTTGGTCGGCCTTCTTAATAAAGTCTCCAGGTGCGATGGCGCATTCCTCCCCGCTGCAGGACGCAACACCGCAAGAGACTGTCACAACTCCACCGGCACTTCCAAGGTGACAAATTGCGAGTCTTTCGACTTGCGTGCAGGCGTTTGAGGCTACGATGGAAGCGCCTGGAGCGTCTGTGTCAGGCAATATAGCGATAAATTCTTCTCCACCGTATCTCGCCAGGAAGTCGCTCGGTCGCCTCATGGCGGCAGTTAAGGCGTCCGCGACACGGCGCAGGCAGTCATCACCTGCGGGGTGACCATACTCGTCATTGAACAGTTTGAAGTGGTCTACGTCAAACATGAGGAGGGCCACGGGCCTATCGTGCCGGCGGCAGTTGCTCATGATTTCTAACAAACGCGCATCCAATGCGCGTCGGTTGTGAAGACCAGTCAGAGCATCATGCCGGGAGATATGCTCCAACTGGTTGTGAGCACGTAGCAGTTGCGCGTGAGCCGACAGAAGCGCCCGATCGGAAGCGCCGCGCAGTCTCATATTTCTAATCACATACCAGCCTGAAAAGCCAATCACTGAGATCAGCAGTAGTACGCAGAGCAACTGAATAATCGCGACTTGCTTCCACTGAGCCAGAATTTCCTTCGTTGACAGCGCAACCGTCACAAACAGCGGATGGTTGGGAAGTTGCTCAAAAACTACGAGCCTTTCGATGCCATCAATAGGGGAGTGAAGAACGGCAGAGCCACTTCGTGCTTTTTGTACAAGGGCTGTCAGCGGGTTGTTGGTGACAACGCGACCCAAATCCTGGACGGCGTATGGGCGCCTGATAACTATTGCCCCATTGGTGAGGCTAAGCGAAATCGCGCCTTTCTCTCCGACGTCAAAAGCATTGAGCAGATTAAGGAGAGCTTCTACTTTCACAGAAGCCAGAATAACCCCGGCAAATTTCCCGTCGGAAGTGTTTAGTCGCTTGGATACAGGAATAATCCAATCTCCGGTTGAGCGACTAATAACAGGTGTGCCGATTCGCACCCGGTCGCTCATGCTAGCGCGATGTGCCTGAAAATATTCACGATCAGAGTTGTTTGCGTTCGGAGGTGAATTGGGCTGTGTATTAACAAGCCAACTGCCGTCCGCACTGTAGACAAAGATTCCATGAAGGTATTCGGCGCGGCTGAGGTGCGTCACCATGATGGGCTGTAGGTCGGCCAGCGCTGCGGGGGCTAGTTCGCCTCGCTCGAGCATGTATGCAAGCGTGTGGAGTGAACGATCGATCTCGCTAAAAACGCTGTCAATTTGATTGGCCACCGAGTGGCCCAGGTTTTTAGAATCTTTCGTGACTTGGGACCATTCTGCTTTATAGGCTCTCGTCGCCAGCCAAACGTTGGTAGCGATGAGGACAATGGTGAGAAGGACAAGCAGGGCGCCCGCAGCTAGGAACGGATGGCCACGGGACGGGGCGGCAGCTGCGGGAGCGGGTGCAGAGAGCGGCGACGACATCCTCGGACAGTACTACTAATTTGACTCCGTCCATTCGGGTTAAAGCCTCGTTGGACGGAATGTTATGGGATAGGACGGAATGCGTCGCTACGCAGTTGCTTTCAGTAAAAAGGCTCGCGCGCAGCGGGCCTTCGACATCCCGTTGGATCAGTTCCTCCGCCGAGTTCTTGCAACACCGAAGCCGCCAACCAACAACTACGGCAGGATCAGTGCCCATTCAGACAGGGTGGAGACCGGAGCAACCGGACGCTGAGTACCTTCGTGGGCGGAAACTGAAGGTGACAAGATTCCCCATGTGGAGCCCGTGCCAAGCCTGCCAGATTCGTCCGGTCACAACCCGACAGGACGAAACCGTGAGCACGACCGACGAAGACCGCCAGCGCCTGCTGAGCTCCGAAGAGCTGGCCGCAATGGCCGATGACGACTACAACGCCGACGAAGACAACCAAGCGGCCCTCGCTGAAATCGGCCGTGGCAATGTGGCCGACGATGCTGAGGAAGGTGAAGACGCAGCCACGGGCGCGGCGGATGATGATGCCGCCGGTTCAGGCGCAGCGCCCGCGCCCGCGCCCGCGCCGGCACCGGCCCCTGCCGCAGTTCCCGCCGACGACGCTGCTACGGCCGGGCAGGGCGCAGAGGGGAAGCCCGCACCTGCTCCTGCGCCGCAGTCGGGCTACACCGTCGATTTGCCCGCAGACTACGACGATCAGGTGAAGGCCAATCGCGCCGCCCTGGCGGAAGTTCGCAGGAAGTTCGATGACGGCGAACTGGATGCGACAGAACGCGACGCGCAGCTGGACAAGCTCCAAGACGAACGCGACGAGCTGCGCGACATCAAGACCCGGGCCACGGTCTCTGCCGAGATGTCGCAGCAGAACGCGCAGGCTGCTTGGGTCAACACCATCAATGCTTTCGTGGCGGACGCCGCGGTGAAGCCGGAGCTGGGAATCGTGGACTACACCAGGGACACGGCCAAGCAGGCGGACCTCGATGCCTTCGTGCGTGCGCTGGCCGCTGCACCCGGCAATGAAAGCAAGCCATCGCGCTGGTTCCTGGAGGAGGCGCACAAGCGTGTGATGGCGCTGCACGGCATCCTCACGACGAAGTCGGCGCCGGCGGATGTGAAGCGCAAGCCGGACGCCTCCAGCGTGGTGCAGAACCTGGCCGACGTGCCCGGCGGTGCCGGTGATGCCGACCCGGTGAGCAACGAGTTCGCCGAGCTGGACAAGCTCGATGGCCTGGCCTACGAGCGCGCGGTGGCCGCGCTGTCGCCGGAAAAGCGTGACCGCTACCTGCGCGCCGTCTGATGTCGTCCTCTTCGTTTCCGCCGCCCGTGCGCCGCGTTCACATGGAACTGCGCACGGGTGACGTGCTGGTGCTGCCGGGTGTGGAGCTGCGGCTCGTCTTCAAGAAGGGCCAGGCCGCCCGCATGGAGGTCTGCGCCGCCCCTGACACCGCTATCAAAAAGATCCCGGCGGCCGCGCGGCTCGTGCCAAGCCTGCCAACCTGAAGTCTCTTTCTTTTGCAACCGGGGCGCTGGAGTGCTCGCTACCACACTAGGAGCAATCCATGGGTAAAACCGTTGTGGGCGTGAACAGCCCCCGTGCAGTCAAGCGCTTCTCTGGCGACTTGGCGCTCGACGTCTCGCAGGAGGCGTACTTTGGCCGCAAGTTCGCGGCTGTCGGCCAGGGCGCGAAAACGCCCATCCAGATCCTGACCGACCTGGAATCGGAAGCCGGCGACCTCATCAGCTACGACCTGCTGGCCGAGCTGACCATGGCCCCTGTCGAAGGCGACAACACGCTGGAAGGTAAGGAAGAAGGCCAGAAGTTCTACACCGACCAGCTGTACATCGACCAGGCCCGCGGTGGCGTGAACACGGGCGGCCGCATGTCGCGCAAGCGGACGCTGCATGACCTGCGTGTGCGCGCCAAGCAGCAGCAGGCCAGCTGGTGGGCCCGCTTCCAGGATGAACTGCTGTTCACCTACCTGTCGGGCTCGCGCGGCGTCAATCCGAACTTCATCCTGCCGATGCCCTATGCCGGCCGCGCAGGCAACCCGCTGACCGCCCCCACGGCCAACCACCAGCTGTTCGGCGGCGACGCCACGGCGGTGTCCAACATCGACGCGACCGACAAGTTCAGCTTGGCCGTGGTGGGTGCTGCGCGCACCCGCGCCGACACGCAGGGCGGCGGTGCCACCGGCATCCCGGTCATGAAGCCGTGCATCGTGGACGGCGAGGAAGTGTTCGTGCTGGTGATGCACACCTGGCAGGAAGACGATCTGCGCAACACGACCACCCCCAACGACTGGGTGGACCTGCAGAAGGCTGCAGCCGGCTCGGCCGGCCTGAAGTCGCCGCTCTTCAAGCAGGCGCTGGGCATGCACCGCGGCGTGGTGCTGCACAGCCACCGCAACGTGATCCGGCACAACAACCACGGCGCCGGCGCGAACGTGGCCACGGCCCGCGCGCTCTTCATGGGGTCGCAGGCCGGCGTGATGGCCTTCGGCTCGCCCGGCACGGGCATGCGCTACGGCTGGCACGAAGAAACCCGTGACAACGGCAACCAAGTGGTCATCACCACGTCGTCCATCTTCGGCGTGAAGAAGTCCACGTTCGACTGGGACGGCCAGGTACACGACCAAGGCGTGTACGCCATCGACACGGCAGCGGCTCCCCGCTGAACCGCCGGCCCATCGCAACCAAATCGAGGAGTCAGAAATGCCTTTCGCTCAGAAAAGCGCGGTGCTCGCAGGGCACCAAACCCCCATCACCCCGAGCGGCATGGAGCTGGTCCGTGCCCGCTTCGGTCAGCCTCTGGTGGCGGCCGATCACGTCGTGGGCCGCGCCGGTGTCATCGGCGTGCTACCGGCCAGCACCCTGCCGACCGAGCTCTACGTGCGCGTGCCGGCCGCCCTCGGCGCCAACTTCACCGCCTCCATCGGCCTGGCCAACGCTGACGCATCCGATATCAGCGTGGCGGCCGACGACGGCGGCGCAGCCTGGGTGGTGGACAACAACACCGGCGCGGCCGGCGGCTATGTGCAGGTGAGCCCAGCGGTTTTCGCCAAGGTCGTGCCCAAGGACTACGACCGCAAGCTGCTGCTGAAGATCACCGCCGCCGGCACCGGCACCCCGGCCGGCCTGTTCGCCGTCGATCTGGTGTACTCGAACGCCTGATGCGGCGCGGCTGAACATCCCCGGGGCATCGCCCTGGGGCTTCCTGACCATTGGAGAAAAGCATGAAACTGTTTACCGCGCTGCCCGCCCGGCGTGACGGCACCCTGAATGTCGCCACCGACGACGGCAAAACCTACCAGTTCACCGGCCAGCCGCTGAGCTGCGAGGTCGAGGACGAAGACCACGCCGACGAACTGCAGACCAAGGGCTTCCAGCCCCAGGACGAGTTCGAAGCCGAGCAGGATTTCCTGAAGAAGGCTGAAGCCCGTGCTGCCCGTCTGGCTGCCCGCGGCGGCGCGCCATCGGCACGCGGCACCTTCACACCCGGCGTGGGCAGTGGCGACCAGGACGCAGACTACGAGAGCGTGACGGGCGGTGATGGCGCTCCGCAAGAAGCTGCCACGCCCGCTACCGGCCGCGTGCGCCGCCAACATCGCGCGTAAAGCGGGGACGCCGTGGCTTCGTGGGACAACTGGATGCCCGAGCTGACGCTGGCCGCCCCCACGGCGCCTGCGCCGCTTATCCACCTGTGCCTCAATCGGGCCGCGCGAAAGCTGCTGCGCATATCCCGCGCATGGCAGGAGTGGCTGGAGCCCACGGACGTGACCGGCGCTGCCTTCACCGAATACACCTTCGAGCTGCCGCAGGGCGGTGAGCTGGTGCGCCTGGAGCGCGCCACGCTGAATGGCCGGCCGATCGACCTGGCACACGCAAACGACTTGCCGGCCGACCCCGCTGCACACGCGGTGCGCGGCCGGGCCTACCTTGTGTCGCAGGATCTGCGGAATTTCACGGTAGGCGCGCGCGCTGGCGCCGGGGCTGTGCAGGCGTTCGTGTCGATCATCCCCACCATTCGCGGCAACACCGTGCCCGACAAGGTGGCCTCGCTCTACCACGAAGCCATCCGCGACGGCGCCAAGGCCGAGCTGCTGGCCACCAGCGGCACCGACTACTACAAGCCCGACCAGGCGGCTGTGGCGCTGGCGTTCTTCAACCAGGCGCTGGACGAGGCCACGACGGACGTCTGGCGCTCCAACACCGGCAGCGTGCCCCGGAGGTCCCCGAAATGGCTTTGACCGTCAAGCAGGTGCTGGACGACGCGGCCCGAGAGCTGCAGGACAAAGGCAGCATTCGCTGGTCGCGTCCTGATCTGCTGGACTTCTTCAACGCGGCGCAGCGGGCTTTCGCCCAGCACCGGCCCGACCAGCTGGCGCAGGAACGTGATCTGGCGCTGGCGGCCGGCTGGCGGCAGGTGTTGCCTGCCGACGTGCTGCTGCTGATCGACATCACGAACAACGCCAACGCCACCCAACGCCGGATCACCAAGACCGACCTGTGGGTGCTGGACTCGCTGATGGGGGCCTGGCGCGGGGGTTCCCCGGCGCGCGAGGTTCAACACTTCATGCACGACATGCGGACGCCGCGCGAGTTCCTCGTGTACCCGCCGGCCCTGGGTGGCATCAAGGTTCGCGCCGTGGTGGAGCCCGTGGCGAAGGATCTTGCCAGCGAAGAGGAGCAGCCCTGGGTGCCCGCGCAATGGCTGGACGCGCTGCGCCATTTCATGCTCTTTCGCGCGTGGTCGATGGATGCCGAGTTCGCCGGCAACCAGACCTTGGCGGCGGCGCACCTCGAGCTCTTCAACAGCGCGCTGGGCGTGCAGTCGAAAGCAGCGAACGAAGTCGCGCCAACCATGTGACAAGCCTGCCAAGCTGGCAACACCGATATCAACCTGGGGCGCTGGTGCGCTCGAAACAGAAAGGACGCCTCATGGCCGGCTTCTCCACTTCTCTGGGCAACGCGATCATCAATGCCACTCTGCGCGGGCAGGCCTTCCCAGCCATCCGCACGCCGTACTTCGCGCTTTTCACAGCCGACCCGACCGATGCGTTCACCGCGGGCACCGAGGTCAATGCAGCGTGGTATCGGCGCGTGGCAACCGGCGCGTTTGCTGCGCCGGCCAATGCGGCGACCTACAACGCCGTGCGGGCTGAGTTTCCCCCTGTGACTGGCGCGCAGGTCACCGTCACCCACGTCGGCATCGTCGAAGGCGGTGCTCCCGGCGACGCGACCGCCACGCTGATGTACTCGGAGCCGCTGGCTTCCCCGCGAACGCTGCAAATCAATGACGTCTTCGTGATCGACAGCCAGACGCTGGCGGGCGACTTCACGCTGCAGTTGCTTTAAGACGCGAACGAAGCAGTGAACCGCGGGCACCTCAACGGCTTCACGCTCAACGGAGCGTCTGCCGATCCCATCGTCCGCGTGCGCGTGGACGCAAAGGGGTACGCCCGGGTCAGCGCGGGTGGTCGAGTCCTTGCCTATGCAGTCGCGCACTCTGCGCCGAGGGTCCGCCTTGACGGGAAGCTGGGTAGGTTAGAGGCACGGCTCTCTGCTGATGCCGCCGCCGAGGCAGCCGTTGCTGGGGCGCTGGGGCGTGTGGACATCCACGGGCTTCTCGCTGTCACAGGCCGCGCAGTCATTAAGGTCACGCTGCCTCCTGTGTACGGACGCCTGGCCGTGCGGGCCCGGGCGAGCATCGGGCTCTGCGCACATGCATTGGTCCGCTCCTCCGCAGCCGTTACGGGTCGGGCTCAGGTTGAGGTCAGTGCGCGGTTGGTACGCCGCTCCCCGGTGCTTACGCGGCCGGCAGCTGCCGTCGTGGCGGATGGTGCCGTCTTCGTGCGCCGCTGGATCCGCTCCCCACTCGAGGGTCGAGGTCAAGCCTTCGTCATCGCCCGCGGGCACATCGAGGCGCGGCTCGCCGCACTTTCGCAGGCGCGCGCCTTGGCCGCTACGGCTTTCCGTGTCAAAGCCCGGGCCCCAGTGGCGGCCCGCGGTGTCGCGTTCATCGACGTGGACTTTGCCGTGAACAAGCGGCTGCCGTTCGATGAGCCTGCCCCCGAGTACCGCACCTTCTACGTGCCGGCCGGACAACACACGTTCGTCGTGTCGGAGTGAGAAATGAGCGTTCTAGGAACCGTGATCCAGCAGCCTGCTGACGTGCAGGACTACGACATCGAGTTTTCCGAGTGGTTTCCCCCGGGCGACGAGATCGTGGACTGCTTCATTGCAGTGAAGCCGGCCATGCCGCTGCCGCCCAGCTACGCCTTCCAGGGCCAGCGCGTGAAGGTGTGGGTGTATGCGGGCGGCACCAGTGGGGTGAAGTACCAGGTCACCGTGCGACCCACCACCGGGGACGGCCGGGTCAAGGAAGTCGAACTCATGGTTCGCATCAAGGAGGTTTAAGTGCCGCAGCTGTTCCTCAACAATTTCCAGTCGCAGTTCATCGCGGCGGTCAAGCAGACGCCGGAGTCGGCAACGCCAGCCGCCGAGGTGGGCTACGGCGTTCTGCGGCTCTCCGATGGCGCGGCTGGGACGCTGCTGAATCCACCGGCGGGTAGCTGGTACGTTGTGACGGCCTTCAAACGCAACGGCTCGGCAGAGTCCGACTACGAGGTCATGCACGTCGTGGCGGTGGATAACTCGGTGGTGGGAGAGTGCCGCATCACGGTGCTGCGTGGGCAAGAGAACACTGCACCCAGGGCCTACGCTGCCGGCGATATCCTCGAGCTGCGCCTCACGGCTGGCGGCATGGCGCGGCACGTCCAAACGAGTGACGCTCGACTCACCGACCCACGCGTGCCCACCGGGCCCGCAGGTGGGGTGCTGTCTGGCAATTTCCCGAATCCGGGTTTCGCGCAGGCCATGGCCACCCAGGCGGCCGTGGATGGGAAAGTGGACAAGGTGCCCGGCAAGGCGTTGAGCGCCAACGACTTCACCAATGCCGAAGTGGCGAAGCTGGCGGGCATTGCCGAGCAGGCGACGAAGAACGCCACGGATGCTCAACTGCGCGACCGGGCAACGCACACCGGGACGCAATCCGTCAGCACGGTTGCCGGTCTGCAGGCTGCGCTGGATGGCAAGGTGGAGAAGGTGCAGGGCAAGGGGCTTTCTTCCAGCGACTTCACGCAGGCCGAGAAGCAGAAGCTGGCCGACATCCCCGTGCCGAGCGCCATCGGCTCGCAGGTGGTGCAGGCCGCGGACGCCGCCGCGGCGCGCCAGGCGGTGGGGGCCGGCACCTCCAGCTTCAGCGGGCAGTTCGCGGACTTGGCAGGCAAGCCCACCACGCTCGGGGGATACGGCATCACGGACGCGCTGCCGGCTGCCTCGCCAGCGATGACGGGCGACATTCGTGCGCATGGGGCGGTTCGGGGACTGCGCGTGGACATGGCTGCTTTGACGGTGGACTGCAGCGCAGGTAACTACTTCGTCAAGACCGTGGCTGCAAACAGCACCTTCGCTTTCTCCAACGTCCCTGCAGCGCCAGCTCGGTTTTCGCTCGTCGTGGAGATCAATCTGACCGGCGGCGTCATAAGCTGGCCTTCGTCTGTCATCTGGTCGGGCGGGGCGGCACCGTCTGGATTGAACACCGACAAGGTGCATCTGTTCTTCTTCACCACGGTAAATGGCGGGGCAACCTGGCGTGGCGCCATCCTGCCGAACTACGCGAGCTGAGTCATGCTGGAGTTCATCGACATGATGTTCGGCGGCGATCCAAACGCGCCCTACACGCTCAACCTAGTGGCCAACGTGGCAAACCCCAACATTCCCACACTGGCAACCAACGCTGGGTGGAATGGCAAGGCGCCTCTGGTTGTCAACATCACTGCGGCTTTGGTCAGCTCGCTCAACTTCCCGAGCAACTGGTCATTCCCTGGTGGTGTGACGCTCAAGATCTCATCCTCCACCTTGGTGGGTGGTGTCGCCAGCGGAGGAACCGCCATCATCACGCGCGTGCCACTCAAGATCGAGAATCTCGGCGCGATTTATGGCGGCGGCGGTCCCGGCGGAAATGGACAAGGGGTTTATGCAGTTTCCACCGACGGTTACCAGTTCTTCGCAAACGGCGGGGCTGGCGGGCGGGGCCAGGGCTTTGAGAGCACGTCGTCTGTCAATGTCTTGCCTGCGCTTGCCGGCGCGCAGGGCGAGAGCATTTACTACCTCGGCGCTAGTGCCAACGGGGGCAAAGGTGGCGATGGAGGAGGGTGGGGCCAGTACGGTGCGAGCGGTGGTTATGGGTCCTGGAATCCTTCGGGGGGTAATTGGTATGCGGCAGGTGCCGGGCAGCCGCCAGGCGCTTACATCGATGGCAACTCGTATGTCACCTGGCTGAACAATGGCACTCGAGCAGGGCGAGTCATCTAAGGATCCGAGCATGAAAATTCTCAATCTCTCCAGTCTCCAATTCCCTCTTGCGCCGCACGAGGTGATCGCGCAGAACCCCGACAAGTCGTTCCCCGACCCGTTCGAACTTCCTGACGGATACGCGTGGGTGCTGCCGAGCGACCCACCAAGCTTCAACCCTCTCACGCACAGCCTGCGGTGCGATGCCCTCCAGGACGGTGAAGTCTGGCGGGAAAGGTGGACGTCCGTGCCTCTGCCCCCTGAGGAAGCTGCGATCGCTGCTCAGCGGCACCGTGGTGAGCTTCTGAGAGCTGTCAGCGATGAGGCGCAGCGGCGGCTGGACGAATTTGCCCAGCAGCGACGTTACGACGGGATCGTTAGCTTGGCCAGCTACGCGTCGAGCAAAAACCCTCGCTACGCCGCTGAAGGACAGCGTGGAGTGGATCTGCGCGATGACGTTTGGTCTGTGCTCCGCGAGATTGAATCGTCCGTGCTCTCCGGCACCCGGCCCATGCCGACCTTCGAGGAGGCCATCGCGGAACTGCCGGAGATGACCTGGACGCAGGCCCTGGTGTAGCCGCACCAAGCCTGCCAGATTGGCAGGCCATGACCACCTACAAGCTGAGCTCGTTCGTTGGCGAGGCGCCGAGTGTGTCCGACCGGGCCCTGGGCGCCAACTACGCGCGCGAGAGCGTCAACCTCTTCCTGCCCAGTGGCGAGTTCTGGCCGCTGGCCACTGATCGCCGGCACTCGGCCTGCATCGCCGGAGCGAAGACCCTCCACCGTTTCAGCCGTGACGCGAGCGGCGCGGTGGTGCAGAACCCGGATGCGCCGATCCGCTCCTATGCGCAGGAGCTGTGTTTCGTGAAGGGTCAGATCAACGACGAGGCGGCGGAGCGGACTTACCTTGCGACAGCCGATGGCAGCACGGGGCCCCGCATGATCGACACCCGGGGCAATGATCGGCTGCTGGGCGTGGTGCGCCCGGTAAAGCCGGCCGCAAAGCTGCAGGTGGTGGACGAGTTCACGGCGGACGAGGCGCGCACCTGGCTGTACGGCGATTTCGCGGAGATGGTCCGCAAGGATGTGCTGGCCAGCGCCGTGCAGCACGCTGGCAATCAGGAGGCCATCCGATGGGACGGCGCCGGCAAGGCCTACGCCGGGGCGACGTCGAACTATGGCCTGACCTTCTCCACCGGAGTCGCCGCCAGCGTACCTCCTGTCAACCTCTATGCGGTGGTGAGCGATGCGCGGGCAGGCGATACCCAGATGGACACGACGCGGCTTGGCGCGGTCAAAGTATCGGGCGGGTGGGCGGTGCCCGTGGCAGCCTTGCCCGCAACGTACCCCCTTCGCCGGGGTGATCTGGTGGCGGCTCTGCAACTGCACCAGTTCCCCTCGACGGCCGGCGCCCGGTCGGGCGAAGCGGTTCTCACGGCTGAACGGGCTGACAAGATCGCAGCGTATGCGGTCGCAGCTCTGGCGCCTGGCACGGAGTGCACAAACTGGCGCGGCGAACTGGACCGGCTGGTGAAGGAGTTCGCGGGCCTGGCGCTGACCAAGACTTGGAGCACTCCCGGTGCGGCGCCAGTCAAGCCCGCCGAGCCCGGGGGTGCGCAGTATGTCGGGGGCGATGGCGACTCCACGTTGCTGATCGAGTCGGCCGAGTGGAAGCAGTACCGCATTGCGTTGGAGGCCTACTACAACGCCATGGACGCCTACCAAGCTGGCAAGACGACCGCGAGCAGCCAGAGCGATAGCTTCAACGCACGCCTGGTGGAGATCCAGCAGCGGTGCGCCTCCCTGGTGTCGAGTATCCAGACCCAGTTGGCATCTCAGTACACGGCCGCTACCGACAAGCCGGACGCCGCCGGCGCCTGGCTCGACAAGCTGGGAGGCGTGGCCGAGATCGCCGGCAAGACGGTGGAGCGGGTGGTGGACTCCCGGTACTACGTGGTGTCCTTCGTCACCGACCTCGGAGAGGAGTCGGAGCCATCGCCCTTGTCGGACATGCTCGAGGCGGACGCGAACGACACCGTGACCATCACCCGGCCGGCGACCATGACGGGCGAGAGCCATGCGGCCCGGAATATTGCGAAGTGGCGTCTCTACCGCAGCAACACCTCGGAAACCGCGGCGGCCTGGCAATTGGTGCAGGAGCTGCTCATCAGCGTGCCCTCCTTCTTGGACGACAAGCCCAGCGAGGAGCTGGACAGTCTCCAGCCGCAGTTCACCTGGACAGCGCCCCCGTACCGGATGGACTCGCAATTCGACGGCGAGAACAAGCCGACCGTGGGCACCAACCCCTACCTGCGCGGGCTGACGGGGATGCCCAACGGGATCATGGCGGGCTTCATCGACAACACGGTCGCCTTCTGTGAGCCCTACGTGCCGTATGCCTGGCCGGTGGACTATCAGGTGACGACCGAGTTTCCGGTGGTGGGACTGGCGGTGTTCGGCCAGACGCTGTTCGTGGGCACGACAGGCAATCCCTACTTCATCACCGGCGCCCACTCCGCCTCGATGTCCGCCCAGAAGCTGGACAGCAACCAGTCCTGCGCGGCGCGGCGGTCGGTCGTGGGGGTGCAGGGCGGTGTGCTCTATGCGTCGCCCGATGGGCTGTGCCTGGCCAGCGCGGGCGGCATTGAGGTCGTGACCCGTCAGCTCATCGCGCGCAAGGACTGGCAGGCCCTCCAGCCTGCGTCCATGTTCGCAGCAGAGCACGAGGGCGTGTACTACCTGTTCTATTCGGGTGCGGGTGGTGGTTGCCTGGCTTTCAGCATTCAGGACGGCATGAAACTGGGGCACACCGACATGACCGGCACGGCGGTTTGGGTGGACAAGTTCAACGACCTGATGTACGTGGCTCGGGGCACGGACATCCTAGAGTGCTTCACCGGCGGTGGCGCGCGGGTGGCGCGGTGGAGGACTGGCGTGGTGACCCAGGCGGCGCAGGCACCGTTGGCGTGGGCCAAGGTGTACGGCGAGCAGGCAGCTCAAGCGCCCGTGACCCTGCGCATCTGGGGTGACGGACAACTGCGCCACACCGCCACCTTCACCGACCTGCAGCCTCAGCGGCTGCCGGCTGGCCGCTGGCTGGAGCACCAGGTGGAGATCGAAGGCGCTGCCCGCGTGACCGCCGTGGCGCTGTACTCCACCACTGCGGAGCTGCGCGGAGCATGACCAATACCCTCAAACGCGATACGGGGGTTGCCCGGCTGCCGGCCCTGCCGATGGTGAACATCCAGGACAAGGCGCTGGCCAACTGGTGCAACGCGGTGACCGAACGCATGCAAGTCCGTGAAGGCGAGCGCGGCAATGAGAATGAGCGCACCGTGACGCTGCGTGAGTTGCGGGAGCTGACTGGCGGCGTGGCCGATCTGGCGAAAGTGTTGGCCACGCCGAAGGAGCCGGCGGACGGGGAGGTCGGGCTGGACCTGGGCGGGGGGCTGTCTGCCACCGTGCGCGTGGACCAGTTCGCACGATCGATCATCGAATCCCGGCTCTTCCGATCGCTCGCGAAGAGCCTGGATGACCCCACGCGGTACGACCACCTCGCGAAAGAAATCCGGGATGAGCTGGTCCGCTCCATCGCGGACGAGGCGGCCAAGCGGGGCGCAGAGATCCGTGACCTGACGACCATCGTGCAAAGCAACGAGCGCAGCTTTGCTCGGGCGGTGCGCGAAGTGACGGCCAGCCTGCAAGCGGCCAGCGCTGGGGTGCGGGCCACCCAGGCCGCGTGGAGCGACGGCCAGCGCGCCATGGCGACGAACGTGCTCCAGCTGCAGGCGTCGCTGGGCAACTACTACCAGGACGGCAAGCCCGGCCGGGCCAGTCTGGAGGAGGAGATGACGGTGCTGGCGAGCCACACCGACGGTTTGCGCGCGCAGTACACCCTCAAGGTGCAAGCTGGTGGGGCGCTGGCGGGCTTCGGTATTGCCGCGGAAGAGGTCAATGGCCAGACGTCCAGCGCCTTCATCATCATGGCCGACAAGTTCGCCATCGTGAGCCCAAGCTACAGCGGTGGGCTGCAGCGCACGCCGCGACCGCAGGACGTGGTGTTCGGTGTCGACGGCCAGGGCATCTACTTCCAGCAGAACGTGTACCTCAAGGGCAACCTGCGGGTGGACGGCAGTGGCCGAACATTGGCAAACGGCTTGCGCGGCTCTGTGCTGTTGTCGGCCAGCGGCGCCAGTTGGAGCGATGCGACTGCCCGGCAGGCCGTCTGGCAGGCATTGGGCAACGGAGGCAGCGCGCCGGACAACAACCACTTGGTGATCGGCGATGCGGTCACGATCACGAACGGCGCTGGCTTCACGCAAACCCGTCACTGGATGGGTTCGGCTTGGCTCATCCCTGCGGCGGTGCTGAGCGGCGACCTGCTGGTGGATGGCACGGTGGCTGCGCGCAAGGTGGACACACGCGGGCTGACTGTTCGCGACGATGCCGGCAACGTCATCCTGTCGGCCAACGGCCTCGATGCACAGTGGCTGCGCAACCTGCGGGCGGACCACGTTGGTGGTCTGGGTGCACTGGCCCGCGCGGACAGCGTTCGCATCGGCGAGTCGGTGAAGTTTCCCGATGGCTCCACCATGACCACGGCGGACTTCATCAACCGGCTGCAGCGGATCACCTCCAACAACATCGGCGTGTTCATGGACACTGCAGCCATCGGCACAGCCTACATCGGCAATGCGGCTGTGGGCACGCTGCAGATCGCAGGGGGCTCGGTCACGTCCATGGCCAGCGGCGCCGGCGGCATGGTCAACGTCACAGGCGACGCCGACGTCGAGCTGTGCTCGGCCTGGGTGAACAACGCCGAGGGCGGATCCGGGGTGGTCATCATCGCCCTGGTCAACGCCATGCCTGCGGGCAGCAATGGCAGCATGCACCTCACCATCTACCGTGGCGGCACTCCTATCCAGTACACGGGAACCTCGATGCTCAACGGCTACCGTACCTCGGCGCACAACAGTTGCTTTGACGCTTCGCCACCCTCGGGTTGGACGCAGTACAGGCTCCTGGGCCGGGCCGGGGCAGGCGAGACGACAACGGTGTTTCTGTCCAACATCGTGGCTACCGGAGGGCGCCGATGATCCACTTTGTGCAAATCGACCCGGCGGGCCGGATCCTGCGCTCGGGAAGCGCTCCCTGCCGCGATCTGCGGGAGATGCCGGGTGTGGACGACAGCTTCCGCCGTGTGCCTCATGCCGTCCAGGATCCCAACGCCTTCTTCTGGGACGACGGATTGGTCGCACTGCCCGCCGCGCCCAGCCCGTTCCATCGGTTCGATGTGGCGACCAGGCGCTGGGTGATGGATAAATCGCGCGCCTGGGCGGCCGTGCGCGCCGAGCGTGACGTGCGCCTTCAGGCGTGCGACTGGCGGGTGCTGCCCGACTCGCCGACCCCGGGAGGCATGCGGCAGGCCTGGCTGGACTACCGGCAGGCGCTGCGCGACGTGACGGGGCAGGGCGACCCGCGCGCCATCGTGTGGCCAGCGGCGCCAGTTTGACCGTACCAAGCCTGCCACCCTGCGGGCCATGACTGTTCACGCACTGGAATACGACCTCGACGCGGTGCTGCCGTTCATGCGCGAGCGCATCCCCGGTTTTGCGGCGTGCGAGGGTCAGCGGGGCATCGGCCTGCGTCGGGACGGCGTGCTGGTGGCTGGCGCCGTGTACGAGGGCTTCAATGGTCGAAACCTATGGATGCACGTCGCTGCGGAGTCCGGTGCGCGTTGGCTGGTCCGTGACTACCTGCGTGCCTGCTTTGCCTATCCGTTTCTGGTGTGCGGCGTGGAGCGCGTGAGCGGCTATGTCAACGCGAGCAACTTGGCAGCTCGAAGGTTTGACGAACACCTCGGCTTCCAGGAAGAAGCCAGATTGCGCGGAGCCGCGCCGGATGGCGGCGACGTGATCTTGTACGTGATGTGGCGAAAGGATTGCAGATATGTGCCGCTGGCATAAACACGAATGGGACATGCTCCCCAGCGCTGCCTTCTCGCCGCGCCCAGGCGGAGGCATGACGGTGGAAGGCGGCAAGGGCAGCAGCGCGCCAGCGCCAGATCCTCGCCTAATAGACGCGCAGATCCGGAGCATGGGCATTCAGGATGGGGCGATCCAGCGCATCCTGGCCCAAAGCGACGAGATGGCGCCGCTCCAAAAGGAACAGACGCAATTCGCCCTGGACACGTCGCGCAAGGCGTGGGAGCAATCGCAAGCCGACCGAGACTATGCGCTGGGACGGCGTGACAAGCTGTCAGGCTTGCAAGACACGATGGTGGAGGAGGCGCGCAACTTCAACACGGATGCGCGCCGTGAAGAATTGGCAGGTCAGGCTGCAGCGGATGTGTCGCAGGCGTACACCAGCGCCAGTCGGACATCCGCTGCCGAGATGGCGCGGATGGGCATCAACCCGAAGGATGGGAAATACGGCGCGGTCAGCAACGCCCTTGTAGCAGCTACCGGCTTGGCTTCCGCTCAAGCGAAGAACGGGGTCCGGACCCAGGCCCGCGTTGAGGGGCGCGCACTGACGGACCGTGCGTCAAACGCGCTGGCGGGCTATCCGGGAATGGGCATGCAGGCGACCGAAGCCACGGCGAGGTACGGGGTGGCCGGCCAAGCTCTGGCCGCGTCAGGCTTGGCTGGCCTGAACTCGGGCTACGGCCAAGCGGCTGGAGTGGCCGGGCAGATGGGCTCCAACGCTGCCGGTATGTACGGGGCAATGGGGTCTTACCGCAATGGCCAAGACCAGATAGCCGCGGCGAACAACCCAGCAAACACGATCTTGGGAGCGGCTGCGGGGATCGGGACCGCCTGGGGGCTGGGCAAGCTGAGGTAACTACTCGACGCAGTCGTAGGCCCAGATCATGCGTGAGGTCTGCACGCGGAAGTGCGCCCGCCCGGCCCTACTGCGGGGATCAAGGCCGCGGCGGCCATCTTGGTGTTCATGACTTGTTGTTCTTGCTGGGCTCCGGAAGATCCAGCTTGCGCTGCGCACGGTCTTGAGAGAGGGGCAGATCTGCGATCGATAGACACGACATACCCACGCGAAGAGCTGTGTTCCTAACACCCTTGTCCTGGCTGATGATGAGTTGGGCGCCATTGGACTTCCCAATAGCGATCAGCTGTCGATCGACCTTCACTTTCTGCCAGTTCTCTTCGGATCCGTCCCTTTTGTCACCACGACCTATTGCTGCACTGTCGAGAGTGGCGCATTCGAAAGCTGCAGCCCGGTCGAAGTTGGCCATGAACACGTAAGTCTTCCGCTCCAACACGTTGATCGACTCGACACCTGCGATGTCAGCGCCGACCAAGTATTCGGCAAGCGCTGGCATGGGGACGATCAGTGTGCACTTTTGAGCCTCGATCTGTTCGATCAAAGTGCTCATTCGAAGACGGAGCTCTTCATGCAGTTTCGGATTAACGAGTGCGACCAAGAAGTTGGCGTCTACGAGGATGCGCTTCGGTAGGGCAGGCGCGCCGATCATTCCTCACCTCGCAAATCCGCCAAAAATGCATCAGCATCCGGAACGTTCTTCCACCCATTGTTGGGAACCGCGCTGAATTGCGCGAGAACTTCGGAGATCGGTGTGTCCTCCAGTACGTCAAAACTTTCAGCCGTGCACTTGCTGGTTTCCGGCAGCCATCCGAAATCCGTGCGCTTCCACTGGCCTTTGACCGTGACACGAATCACACCCTGCCTGAAGAACCGAGGCAACTGACGGGCCATATGCTCGTCTCGCACCAAAATGCGCACGTCCCTGTCAAGGTAGTCTCGCAGGTAGAGATGCATTGTGTCATCCGCTCCCACCACGCCCGTAACCACGCCATCAACCGTGCCGGTCTGATAGATGGTTGGAGCCTGGATGCTTTGCACGTTTCTGCCTTCGAAGAGATAGACGACATTGTGGTTGCTGTCGATCAACTGTGCTTGTCGGATGCCATCCACGTCGATCATGTGTTGGATGCGTCCCAGAACTCGTCCGGGGCGGCTGGCGGGCTCAGTACGAGCCTGTACGAGTCGGAGATGGGCCAAGTGCCTTCTCGGCTCAGGGAGCTTTGCTTTGAGCCCGGTGCTCGCCTTCTTGATGCCAGCAAAGGTTGGGCCGTTTTCGGTACCAAGTAACTCCGCAAATTCCGTGATGTACGTCCCAACACGGTCCATTGGAAATTTGTCAGGATTTCTGCCAAGAATGCGAAGCATGTAAGCCCAGCGTTCTTTCGGCTCGTCAGCAGGTGATTGGGCCATTGTTCACATCCTCCAATGCCGACTGTATCAGGATGTTTTATCTGCCTCATGGGGCGTTCCAAGCCTGCCACCCTGATCCGGTCACAGGAGCACAACATGAGCGCATTCGACAAGGGGTTTTCGTTCGGTCTCGGGGCTTGGCAGCAGGCGATGGACAACAAGCGTCAGGACGAGAAGGACGAACGGGCAAAGAAGGAATTCAGCTGGAGGGAAAAGGACCGTGCTCGCGTGGACGATGAGCGTGGACGCGAGGATGCTGCCTGGGGAGCGCTCGGCCCAACGGCGGGCGTCACTCCGCCTGCGCCCGCCGTTGCGACAGCCGTGCAGACACCACCCCAGACATCGGCACCGGCTGAGTCCGCCTCGCATGCGGTAGAGCAGTCCACGTCACGGGTACCTCTCGCGGCCTCCGGCACTGCGTTGCCAGAAGCCCCTCCGGCCACGGCATCAGCGCCCGTGCGCCAAGGCGTGACAGCTGCGTTTGCAACGCCGCTGGCCTCGCGCGGTGCGCAGCTGCGCGCATTGGAGGGTGTCGCTATCGCCCGGCGCGACGCCGGCTCGCTGGAGCGGATCGGTGCGGCCCGGCAGAGCGCCGAAGAAGATGAATTCATCGCCCAGGCCATAAAGGGGTACACCGGCGCGGAGGACCAGATCGGCACCACGGCGCTGCACATAAACGGCACATCGAAATCCATCACCATGGGCGCACCCGACAAGAATGGGGTAGTGCAGCTCGCCGTCGTGACACCAGATAGGCGCGCCCAGTTCATGAGTCTGAGCCGCGACCAGCAGGCTCGGCTCTACGCGGCCGGTCAGCTCATGGAACGGAACCCCACCCGTGCCCTCCGGGAGATCTCGGAGGTGAACAAGCCTCTCGCTGAGGCGCTCGCGGTGGAAAGCGGACTGGTGACAAAGGCAGCCGGTTCCAATAACCAAGCCGCTTTCAACGCACGCGATGATGACCGGGCGGACCGGCAGCAAGCGGAGGTGTCGCGGCATAACCGCGCGACTGAGTCGATCGCATCCGCGAAAGTGGCCGCGGCGGCCAAGCCTGCGGCAGGCCCCTTCGACCCGCAGGCTGGATTTGACGCGGAGCAGGCATACAAGACCGCGCTGGATATCGTGCGCAAGGAGTCGGAAGGAGGCATCGGCGGAAAGTCGGATCCAAAGCAAATGGCTGAGCGAGTGCAGTCCGTCTATGGCAACCTGCGTGACACATGGGCTGGCGAAAATATCCAACGACAGCGGGCCAACGCATTCACTGCCGAGGCGAAGCGCGCACGGACTCCGGAAGAGATCGAGGGCATCCGAAGCAGGGCACTTGAGCGCGGATACACGGACATTGAGATGGCGCAACTCGACCCGCGCTTCGCACGTCCAACGCCCGCCGCCGAGCCAGCGCGTCCCGTTGCGTCCCCAGCGTCATCGGCTGCGAGGCCGAGCCTGCCGGCTGCGCCACCGCAGGGAGGCAGTCAGCCCGACGATGCGCCTGCTGGGCGGGAGCTAGACGCAGCAAAGGCAGGATTGCGCGACGCGATCACCAACGCTCGCAAGTTTGGGCTTGCACAGCGGGCAGCCGACCCTGCCGCTTACCAGGGGGCCATCGACAGGGTGCGGGCTGCAGAAGCCGCAGAGGCGCAGGCTGAGAAGCGATGGCAAAGCACCATTGCGCAACAGGGTGTGAGCGCGTACTTCGGCGGGGGGCGATAGCCTCAAGCGTCCTCGCGTACCTCACGCCGGGCGCTGGTACGCCTGCTACGCACACCTGCAACGCGCACTAGATGGGCGTGCCAAGCCTGCCAATCTGAATTCCTTGCCCCAGGGACTCAGATGATGTCGAAGAAAAAGTTCACGCCCCCATTGCTCACCTCATTTGACGAGTTGGATCAAGCCGGTATCGGGGCAGGGTATCGGGCGAGAGCCCAGCCAGAACCAGTTCCCAAGAAGCCCGAAGAGCGTACATGGGGCGAGGCAGCGACCGATACGGTGGTGCAGCTGGCCGAGGGCGTGAACAACATCGCCGGGGCTGTGCCGAACCTGTTCGCGCCCCAATCCGGCGTGGCGTCCTTTTTCCGGGACAACGCGGACCACTGGCGCGGGGCGCAGAGCGAGGCCCTGCGTCGCAAGGTCGCCGATGCGGATGCCCAGATCGGGCAGGCGAACCAGGATTCCATCGTAGATCAGGCCGTGACCGCGGCGAAGGCCTACGGCAGCGATCCCGCGCTTGCGACGCGGTTCGTCACCACCAACCTGCCCAGCATGCTCCCGGGCGTAGCCGTGGCCAAGGCGGCGCAGGTCGCACGCCTGGCTGGCGGTGCGAGCGCGGCCGTCGCGGCGGGTACGGCCACCACGGCGGCCGGTGCCACCAATGCGGTCCTCAATGCCGGCGGTGCCCGGGGTGAAGCCTTTGAGGACATCCGCGACGCGCTTGTGAAGCAAGGCCACAGCAGCGAGGAGGCCGAGCGCATGGCGCTCGAGCGCTCGCGCATGCCCGCCGCCGTGGGCGCCGCCACCGGGTTCCTGTCTGGAAAGATTGGGCTGGAGCATGCGGTAGTGGGCGGCGGCGCTCGCGGCGGGCTGGCGGCCGGCGCTCGCTCGGCGGCTGCAGAGTTGCTGGGCGAGCAGGCGGAGGAGGTGCTGCCGCAGGTCGCGACGAACTACCAGGCCAGCGATATCGACCAACGGCCGCTCTCTCGGAACGTCGGGCGGACCGCCGTGGAAACGGCCATTGGTTCGGCGCCGGGCGCGGGCGTGTCCGGCGCGATGACCGCCCTGCGCCGTGGTGATGCCCCGGCCGCAACGTCGGAGGACGGGCAGCCGCCGGCCAGGGCTGACACGACTGCGGAAGACATGCTTCCCGACCCCCTGCCCGAGCAGCCTGCACTCCGGCCGAGCCCGACGGCTGAGGCTGCCGACACGGCTTCGGCTGTCACCCGGCTGGCGGAACTGGAAGTAATCGACGGCAACGTGGGACTGAGCGCCGAGCAGCAGGCCGAGCGCGCCGCGCTGGCGAATCGCGTCGATCAGCAGGCTGCGCTTGAGGAGGAGCTGGAAACCATCGGCGAGTCGGCCGAGGTTGTTGATAGCCAGGCTGCCGCACCCGAAGCCGGTCTTCCGACATCGGGGGAAACGCAGGCCCAGCAAGCGTCCGCAGCTATGAACTCAGGAGCTGCGGCATTTGATCCGGCGGCTACGCAGGCGAAGACCTGGCCCCAGTTCGTGACCGAGCGGGGCGAGCGCGTCTCTACGCTGCGCAAGGGCACGCCGGAATGGGACCGCTTGCAGAACGAGTGGACCGCGGTGAAGACCCGCCGCGCCGGAGCAAACCCAGAAGGCACGGGCGCCACGGGCGCACCGACGCCGGAAATTCAGAACCGCGACCGCAGCCGGCCCGCCAGCGTAGTGCAGATGCAGGCCATGGCACAGAACCCGGACTACCTGCGTCTGGGCGTTTCACGCAGCCCCGAGTCGGGCGCCCCGATGGTGTTTGCCGTGGGCGACCGTGTGGAAGCGGTGCCGAACCTGGGCCGGGCCGACACGGCGGTGATGAGCGACGGCCAGCGCGTGCCGTTCCAGTACGCGGTGATGGAGGCCGGTGATGTGCAGCCGTCCAACTTCGCCGACGGCGGCGTGAACCCGCTCTTCGACGCTGCTCACCCGGGCACGGTGAAGGCGCTGAACAACGGGCGCACCGCGGGGCTGCGCGCAGCCTACGAGCGCGGCACGGCCGAGCAGTACAAGCAGGAGCTGATGGCGGACAGCGCGCTGCACGGCATTGAGCCGGAGGTGATCGCCCGCATGCGCGCGCCGATGCTGGTGCGTCTCTACTCCGAGCGGGATAACCAGGCCAACATGGGAGCCAAGAGCCAGAGCCAAGCGCTGGGCCTGTCGGCCACTGAGCAGGCCGCGACCGATGCCACGCTGGTTGACAACGCAGTGCTGGATGCCTTCGATGCCGGGGGGCTGGACAGTGCAGCGAACCGGGACTTCGCCCGGGCGTTCATCGGCAAGCTGCAGGAGAACGGCCAAGATGTGGCCGGGATGATGGACGCAGGCGGCTCGCTGTCGCCGGCCGGCGTGACCCGGCTGCAGGCCGCCCTGGTCCACAAGGCCTACAGCGACGGCGACCTGGTGGAGTCGATGTTCGGCTCCACCGACAACGACATTCGCGCCATCGGCGAGGCGCTGAAGGACGTGGCCGGCGAATGGGCGAACATGCGTGCGGCGGCCGAGGTGGGTGCTGTGAACCCGCAGGTGGACGTGACGGGCAACCTGCTGCAGGCCATCCGACTGGTGCAGAAGGCGCGGCGCGAGCGGGCGTCCCTTTACGACGCGATCAACCAGGTGGACATGGTGACGGGCGACGTGGTGGACTCTCTCACCGTCGGCATGCTGCGCCTGCTGTATTCCGGCGAGTACCTGACTCGGGCGGTTGGCCGCGACCGCCTAGTGGAGTCGCTGCGCGACTACATGGGCGCCGCACTGGCGACACGCGCCGAGGGTGATATGTTCGGCGAGCAGGTCGGTCCTGACGCCATCCTTTCCGCGTTGAGCGGCCAACCAACCGAGCAGACCAGCGATGCACCAACCACCGAAGCCAACGGACAACCCGCACCCACAGCCCAAGAAGGCGAACGAGGAGCCGCTGGCGGCGACGCTGTTGGCAGCCGTGCTGCTGAGCCAGGGCAGCAAGAACGCCGATCGCAGCCAGATCAAGCAGGGGCAGAACCTGCTGAAGATGGCCGAGGCATCCAAGGGCAAGATGCCACAGATCAAGGCGGACAGCCGGATGGGCAAGGCGATCAAGGCGCTGCAAAAGACCGCAGTAGCCCCGTAGCGCCCCCCCCGGGCAAGCCCAAGTTGCGCGACACGCGCGGCACTGGTGTGCGCCTGCATGGCACCAGCCGCCCGCTGCCGGCCGGAGGCCCGTCCAACGACGAGGTGTACAGCGGCAACGTTCTGAACATCTACGGCCAAGGCTTCTACACCACCGACGCTGCAGACATTGCGGCAGGCTATACCCGCAAGGGTAAGGGTGGCGAGCCTACCGTGTATGACATCGCCGAGCGTGAGCCAGTGCGGTTGTACGACATGGACGCGCCGATGACGCCTGATGTGCGTGCGCTGGCCGAGCGGGCGCTCGGCGACTTGGCGCGGGACGAGGATGGGGAAACTGGTGAGCCCATCACTACCCTGTCCCACATGTTTGATGAGGCGCGCGCCGAGTCGCGTGCAGAGGGCGTCAGCGCGGAGGAGGTGCAGGAAAGCTTTTATGCCATCCGCGAGAGGCTGGAGGAGTTGGGTTACCGTGGCTTCACCCATGTGGGTGGCAAGAAGACCGGCAAAGCCGCGCACCAAGTAAACATCTACTGGTTCCCCGAGAGCGACCTGCAGGTGAAGTGGGCCGACCTGGCGCGCTTCGAGGAGGGAAAGGAGTTGGAGCTATCCAGTTACACCTCCGATGAAGTCACGGCGCGCGAGGACGCGCAGCAGCAGGCCGACCAGGAGCGCGCACGCGAAAACGCCCGCGCCGACGCTGACGCCCGCGCCGAGCGCGACCGCAAGGAAGTGGCTGCGCGTATGGACGCCAGCGCAAACTCTTTCGAGCTTGGTCAGGACGCCGACGATGCGCTGTCGGGGCAAAAGCCCATGTTCAGCCGCAAGCCCAGCGACCCGGAGGCCCGTGATGCGGAGTACCTGGCGGCGGTGGAGCGCGGCGACATGGATGTGGCGCAGCGCATGGTGGATGAAGCCGCCAAGGCCGCCGGCTATACCGATGGCACCGAATACCGGATGTCGCACACGGCGCCCGATAGTGAAAGCGGCACCAGCCTGGTGGACCTGCGCACGTCAGATCTGGTGCCCGACGACTACTGGACGCGGCCGGAGTGGTATCAAGGCACGCCCGAGGAGTACGCATCCCACGCTGCTGTGTCGGCGCTGCTCCGCAGAGTAGACGCGCGGGCGGCTGCTGGCAAGACTCCGGGGCTGGCTTCGGCGACGATGTACCGAGCAGTTCCCAAGGGCGTGAAAGACGATGCATTTCGCAATGGCGACTGGATCACCCCGTCCGAAGCCTATGCGCGCAGCGAGGGCGCGATGATCCCCGGTGGCTATCGCATAGTGTCGATGCAGGTGTCGGCCGAAAATCTCTGGTGGGATGGCAACTCCATTGCCGAGCTAGGCTATGACAACGGGCAGCGCCTGGGGTACAAGAACACGAAGAACAACCGCAAGCGGCTGGACCCGGTGACGCGCGATGACGACGGCGCCGTGATCCCTCTGAGCAAGCGGTTCAACTCCCGTTCCAGTGATGTGCGGTTCAGCTTCGCAGGTCAGACGGCGCGCACCGCAGACATGACCGAGCTGCAGCGCGCCAAGGACATGGCCGCGCGCGGCGTGATGAGTGCGCGCATCCAGGCGGCGACTGGCTGGCACCGTGGTGTCGATGGCCGGTGGCGCTTTGAAATCAGCGACGACAAGGCGGCGTTCCGCCAGGCCGAAACCGACGAGAAGGCGCGCGATGCAGTCGAGCGCGAGGTGCGAGCTGCTGCGCAGGTGGATGGCGATGGCGAGCTGTTCCGTGCCACCGTGGGCGACGGCACCGATTGGGTTATGGCAGCCTACGGAATGACGCGCGACGAGGCCGTGCAGAAGCTGGCCGATCGCGTGGCCCGCTCGCGCTTTGGCGCCGACTTCGACATCAACAAGGTCGGCGACCGTGAGGTCCACCCTCTGTCCGATGTGCTGAACCACCCGGACCTGTTCCAGGCCTACCCGTTCCTGCGGGGTTTCACGGTTCACTTCCGCAAGGGCTACAACGTGAACGGATCGTTCGATGAGCGCAACCAGGCGGTCACGCTCAATGCGAACCGAAAGCCTGCGGAAATGCTGTCCACGCTGCTGCACGAGATTCAGCACGCCATCCAGGCGCGCGAAGACTTCGCCCGGGGCGGCGACGCCAGCCAAGAATTCGCCTCCAGTGTGAAGTCCGTCCTGCGGCAGATAGCGGAGGGCGAGGCCCGTGAGGTCGAGGCCTGGAAGGCGCGGCATCCGGAGCTGATGGCGACTGCCGACAAGACTGCGGCCACGCTGCGCGATGCGCTCAAGTACGAATCGATGGAGCGCCTGCTGTCCTACTCCGAGCGGGAAAAGCCAAGCGGCGTGTTCCGCCTGATCCGCAATGAAATGCAGTGGATCTACGAGAAAGAATCGTGGCGCGACCCGGTGGCGGTCGAGCTACAGCGGCGGTTCTACGGCATGCCCAAGAGCGGCCCGAAGCGCAGCGCATACATCCGGGACATGGCATTTGATGCGCAGAAGTGGCTGCGAAGCACCATTGCGGCCGAGCACCTGGCAGCGTTCCAGGCCGACGAGCGCACGATGAAGGGGTTGGTCGCCGCGCTACGCCGGCACGCCGATAAGGCGCGCGCGGCGCTGCAGCCCCTGCATGAGCAGGAGGGCCGGGCCCGGGTGGCCGAGGCCCTGGATCGGAAATTCGAGTTTGGATCCCCTTACGACATCTACCGCGCTCTTGCCGGGGAGGTGGAGGCGCGCGCCACGCAGGCACGGCAGGGGCTGACGGCAGCAGAACGACGTGCACGGCCCGTGCAGGCCGACATGGACGTGTCGCCGGCAGAAGCCATCGTGGTGGTGGGCGGCCGGGAGATGCGCCTGCCGGACGTGCAGCAGGATCGCGGCGCGCCCGGGCCGGCCGATGACTTCGACGTGGACGCGTTCCTGCGCACGATGCAAGACGCCCCGGCCGTGCCGGACGAGGCGAAGGCCCAGGCCGTGGCCCGCACTGAATTCGCCGCGGCGACGATCCGCTCCGGGTGGTCGAACGGCCCCGAGGTGGTCGTGGCGTTCGACATGGCCGACCCGAAGGTGCCGCAGCAGGTGCGCGATGCCGACCTGAGCCAGCGCAGCCGGGGTGCCGGGGGATCTCCAGAGGGGTTCTACTTTGGCGGGAAGGTGTACCTGCTGGCCCAGCAATTGCCGCGCGAGCAGGACGTGGCCCGCGTGCTCATGCACGAGGCGCTGGGCCACCACGGGCTCGCCGGCGTGTTCGGGTCGGGGCTCGATGCGGTGTTGAAGCAGCTCGCTCAGGCGCGCCCCGCCGAGGTACGCCGCAAGGCCGCGGAGCACGGCCTGGACTACAGCGACCGTGGCCAGCGCATGCAGGCCGCCGAGGAGGTGCTGGCCGAGATGGCGCAGACTCGGCCCGAGCTGGGCTTCGTGCAGCGCGCAGTGGCCGCCGTGCGCAGCTGGGCGCGGACGCACCTCCCAGGATTCGCTGGCCTACGGATGACGGATGCCGAAATCATCCGGGACTACATCCTGCCGGCCCGAAGATGGGTCGAGCGCGCGCGCCAGGCAGTCGTAACGCCGGCAGCCGCTGGCAGCGCGCCCGCCCTGGCCTTCAGCCTGCCGGCGGACGCTCTGGCGCAGGCCCGCACGAAGTGGGCCGGGCTGGTCGATCAGTTCGTCCGTGGTGGGTTGGACGAAACGAAGACCTACGAGGTGCTTCCGTCATCCACGGCTGTGATGAAGATGCTGGGGCTGCCGGATGTGCCCGTACACGCCGGGGTGCACGCCATGGACGCGCTCTACAACCACGGCGTGAAGCCGTCGCAGATGAAGCAGATCCTGGACGAGCTGGCGAACCCGCGCATGGTCATGGTGTGGAACAAAGGCAGCCGCGGTGACGCGAGCCTGAATTTCGTCACGTCGATGAGCAACCCGCAGGGTCAGCCGTTCGTGATCGCCATCAAGCCCAACCGGGGCTCGGTGAAGGGGCGCTTCCACTGGGTGGCCACCGTCACGGAAAAGCAGCCGCGCGCGATCCTGGACATGGTGAGGGAAGGGGGGGCAATGTACGCTGGCGAGGGTGCCATCGCGGGAATCTCCGAGGCGGAGATGCGGGAAGCGTTGCGCTTCGCCAAAGAAAAACGAGGCAAGGAAGCCAGAGGACTGATGCAAGCAATTGGCACCAGTTATAGCTTACCGAACCTCGTCCAGCGCGTATTGTACGCAAAGGATCTGGAGTCGTTCAAGGGGGAGCAGCCCCCCGGCGCCGTCATGTTCAGCCGGGCGGGCGGCGCGCCCCAGACGACGCAGCCGGCGAAGGGGCTGCTGGCCCGCCTGCAGGAGCGCGTGCGCCAGCTGACCAGCCCCGAGGCGGTGGACAGCTGGCTCTACAACTGGCAGGACAAGTTCATCGACCTGAAGCGCATCCAGGACCAGATCAAGGCTCTGAACGGCACCGTCAGCGAGACGAACGACGCCTACCGCGGCGAGGAGCTGTACCACAAGCGCGTGGCGAAGCGCACGGCCAATTTCCTGCGCGACGAGGTGCGGCCGCTGCTGGCCGCCGTGAATGACGCGGAGGTGGGCATGGAAGAGTTCGAGCGCTTCCTGCACGCGCGGCACGCTCCGGAGGCGAACCGCGTGCTGGCCGAGCGCAACCCCAGCAAGCAGGAGCTGGACCAGAAGCGCGCCGACGCCGCCAAGACCGTGGCGGACCTGCGCCGGCAGCTGCAGCACGCCCGGGCGTCCGGCTCGGTCATCAGCGGCATTCAGCGTTCGCTGGGGCTCGCCATGGCCGAGGCCGACCGCTGGAACAGCGCCGAGGCATTCAAGGGAACGGAGGAGGATCGCCTGTCTCTGTCCGGCATGAGCGACGCCGAGGCCAAGAATGTCATGGGGGGCTACAACCCCGAGCAGCGCAAGGTGATGGATGCCCTGGCCACGCGTGTGGACCGGATGAACAACATCACGCTGCAGACGCTCGAGCAGTACGGCCTGATGGATCACCTGTCGATCGAGGCCTGGCGCAAGACCTACCAGCACTACATCCCGCTGCACCGCGACGAGGCCCGGCCGGACAGCAAGGGGCATCCGATCGGGCAGGGCTTCAGCACGAAGGGCGACGCCTCGAAGCGGCGCACCGGCTCCAACGAGAAGGTGACGAACATCCTGGGCCACCTGGTGATGCAGCGCGAGGCGGCGCTGACCCGCGGCGAGAAGAACAACGTGATGAAGCGCCTCTACGTGCTCGCGGCGCAGAACCCCGACGAGAGCCTGTGGTCCCTGGAGCTGCCGAAGAAAAAGGCCATCGATCCCGACACGGGGCTGGTGCGCACCATGCCGGACATCGGGGCGCGCCTGCGCGACAACGTGCTGACGCTGCGCATCGGCGGCAAAGACAAGCACATCATCTTCAACGAGCGCAACGAGCGGGCGGCCCGCCTGGCGATCGCCATGAAGAACCTGGACGCCACGGAGCTGGACCGCTTCACCCGCACGATGGGGCACCTCACGCGCTGGTTCGCGGCGGTGAACACCCAGTACAACCCGATCTTCGGGGTGCTCAACCTGGCGCGCGACGTGCAGGGCTCGCTGCTGCAACTGTCGTCCACGCCCTTGGCGGGCCGCCAGCGCGAGGTGTTCAAGAACATCCGCAGCAACATGGGCGCCATCTACCAGGATCTGCGGCGCGAGCGGCGGGAGAGCGGTGGAGGGCAGGGGCCGTGGGCCCGGCTCTGGGAGCAGCTGCAGCTGGACGGCGGCACGACCGGCTACCGCGACCTGTACACGAAGCCCGAGGACCGCGCGGCGGCTCTGCGCAAGGCGCTCGAGCAGCAGAGCGAGGGCCGCGCTGCAGGCATGGCGCGCGGCGTGGGCGAGTGGCTTTCCGACTTCAACGAGACGCTGGAGGCTTCCACACGCTTGGCCGTGTACAAGGCGGCGCTCGACGCCGGCCAGTCGCGCGAGGCCGCGGCCAGCTTGGCCAAGAACATCACGGTGAACTTCAACCGGAAGGGGCGCAACACGTCGGTGGTGGGCAGCTACTACGCGTTCCTGAACGCCGCCATCCAGGGCAACGTCCGCATGCTGGAGACGCTGGCCGGGCCGGCCGGCCGCAAGGTCATGGCCGGTGGGGTAGCCCTGGGCATGCTGTCGGGGCTGGCGGGCGCGCTCATCATGGGCGGCGGCGGAGCCGACGACGAGTGGAAGAAGATCCCCGACTTCGTGAAGGAGCGCAGCATCATCATCCCGCTGAGCCGCCAGGACTACGTGGCGATTCCGATGCCACTGGGCTTCCACGTCTTCCCGAACATCGGCCGCAAACTGGTGGAGTTCGGCATGCACGACGATCCCACGAAGAGCCGGGCCGGCCACTTGGCGGACATGGCCATGATCGCCCTCAACGCCTACAACCCGCTCGGCGGAGCCGATAACATCATGCAGATGTTGGCGCCCACGCCCTTCGATCCCGTGGTGGCGCTGATGGAGAACAAGGACTGGACCGGCCGACAGATCTACAAGGAGCAGCGCAGCGCGCTCGATCCGAAGCCCGGCCACGCCATGGGCAAGGATTCGGTGACGCCTCCCGCGCGGTGGGTGGCCCGGCTCATCAACGACGCCAGCGGCGGCAACGAATGGCAGCCGGGGAAGTGGAGCCCCAACCCGGACGCGCTGGAATACCTGTTCGGGCAGTTCACCGGCGGCGTAGGCCGCGAGCTGACCAAGGCAGGAAACATGGTGACGGCCGCCGTGACCGGCGAAGAACTGGCGCCGCACCAGATCACCCTGGCGGGCCGGTTCTATGGCGACACGCGCGGCGTGAACGGCCAGAGCACGTCCTACTACGAGAACCTGAAGCGGGTCAACACCAGCATGGCGGAAGCCAAGGGCCGAGTGCAGCAGGGAGAGGATGCTGCGGCAGTGCTCCTTGATGTGCCGCTGGCGAAGGTGGACGGCCCCGCCAACGTTCTCGACAAGCGAGTGTCCGACCTAGTGAAGATGCGCAAGCAGATTCAGAAAAGCGACTCGCCGAACAAGCGCGAGCTGGTAAAGGAGGTGAACTTGGAGATCGAGCAGAGCATGTACCTGCTGAACAAGGCGGTGGAGGACACGTTAGCCGAACGACGAGATCGGTAGGCGTGCCAAGCCTGCGCAGGTCCGCACCCCTCGCCGCATCTTCTCCCCAAGTCTCAGCCTCTCCAGAGCGTCTCCCGCCCGCTACAGCTTGACCGCATTCCACGACTGAGGAATCGTAGGATTGGCATAATCCCGCAAAAAAGTCTCCCCGCCCGGTGGCGGTCGGCAGGATGTGCAATGACTAAAAATACAGTTTTGGTCGTCGAGGACGACCCGCTCCTCAGCGAGTTGACGAGGGAGATTCTGACCGCAGAGGGCTTTAAGGTTGTGGAGGCAGCTACTCCGGGTGAAGTGAATGCCGCCCTCGACGCCTCGCGCCCTCATTGGCTGATCGTGGACTTCAATCTGGAAGGCTGGGATGGCTTGTCTGCGATACAAGCAGCCCGCGCTGCCCCCGATGTGTGCCTCAAAGTGATCGCTTTGTCAGGATGGCCTTGGGGAGACACGCGGCTAACCGATTTCATGAGCGCTGCCGACTACTGTATGCAGAAGCCGGTGGACTGGGACGAACTAATACGCATACTGCGAACCGGTGAGACTCCGCCCATGTAAGCGAGCTAGTGAGCCCCCATTGACGAGAAGAAATCTTCCAGCTGACACGACTTGTCAAACACAGCAGAGGCTCCCAAACTCATACACCGCCTGAAGACATCCGGGGTGGCGTAGTTAGTGAGTACTACGACGCGCTGCTTGGCGTTTCGTACTTGAAGGCTGGACAAGACAGATAGCCCAGTCCCTTCGCGTAGAAAAAGGTCGAGCACCATGACGTCCCACTCATTCGTGCGGGCGGCGGAGACAGCTTCGTCAGCAGTTTCAGCGACCGCTATCACGTCAACGTCAGCTAGATCTTTCAGGGCCACAGTGAGCGAAGCTCGGATGGCGGGTAGGTCTTCAACAAGAATTGCGCGGCTTGACATGAAACATCGTTCGGCTGGGTCCCATAGCTTTTTCCTGCTTGGTTGACTCGTGTGTAGGAGAAAGCCTTGCGTTTGGTTACACGCCACAGTCTGTCATGTCTTCGTCACAAAGGCGTGCGAGTAACGGACGGACGAAACGTGCGCTGCTGTCGTTTTGCAGTCACTGCGGTGGCGGTGTCAAACCAGATACTGTAAATTTAACCAGTATTCTCCTGTGAGGCCCTTCATGACCGATGTAATCACCAGCCCCTACTGTGTTGCGCTGATCGACGCCCCTTCTTCCTTGCCGAGTGATGCCCGCATAGCTGCAGAAAGCCGATATGCACGCGAGCTCGAGCGCTCCCTGGGTGCGCCGGACAAGGTAGCTGAGGCTTTCCGTATCGTCAGCAACTTGGAAGGTATCTCCATCATCTCGGCTGAAGATGTGGCTGCGGTGGACGCTTGGCAGAAAGCCGTCGCGATTGCGCGCGACCGGGCGCTGTCGGTGATTGGCGATGTGGACGAGGCGTACTTCGAAGTGCGGTTGACCTGATGGATCAGATCGCTATCGCCGTGCTGGGGGCCTTTGCCGCTTGGCTTTCACAGGCTCGCGAAGAGTCGTTTCGACGCTGGGCCTGCATCTTCGGAATTCTCGGCCAGCCTTTCTGGTTTTATGCTGCGTGGAAAGCCCAGCAGTGGGGAATCTTCGTGGTCTGTGTGCTCTACGCCCTGGCCTGGATGAAGGGGCTGTGGACCTACTGGCTTGCGCCTGGTCGCAAGCAGTCCCCGAGCCTTGAGCCTCTCGTGACACTGGAAATGCCGCCTGGAGCAAAAAAATGA